CTTCGCGTGGTCCACATTCGTAACTGCAGTGGACCTCGCCGCCAAGGTCGGCGCGTTTGCGTGGACTACCTTCGTCACCGGGGTCAACCTTGCCGTGTTGGTGGGGGACTTCGCTTGGTCGACGTTCGTCACTGGCGTCAGTCTGATCGGTTTGGTCAAGGACCTCATTTGGTCCGATTTCATCAGCGGCACGATCTCGGTCCTCGAGACGATCAAGGCGTTTGACTGGACGACCGTGGTCACCGGCACGATCTCGGTCATCGGCATGATCAAGGCGTTTGACTGGACGACCGTGGTCACCGGCACGATCTCGGTCCTCAACACGATCAAGGCGTTTGCGTGGCCGACGGTCGTCACTGGCTCAATCTCAGTCATCGGCAAGATCGTCAAGTTCGACTGGATGACGGTGATTTCAGGCGCCGTGGCCGTCGCGGACTACATCACTTCACTGGACTGGTCCAAGATCATCACGCCGATCGCCGACCTCGCCGCCGCCATCCTCGACTGGATGGGTGGCGTCTTCCCGCCCTTCTCCTGGCCGGGCGTCGAGGCCATCGTTACCGCGATCCCGTGGCCGACCCTTCCCAACCTTAAGTGGCCATCCCCCGGCGACATTCTCGGTGCTATTGCCGGCATCCTTCCCGGCGGCAACCCATTGGCAACCGTCGTCAAGGACCCCCTCGCTGGGTGGGTGCCACCGGCGGGCGGGATGACACCGGAACAGACTCAGGGGGCGCAGGACGCTTGGAACAATCGGTCACACCTCGGTGGAAGCAGCGGAGGAAACAAGTTCGCCGGGGGGCAAACGCCGGACTTCGGGTCCCTGAGCCCGAGTGGGGGTGGCACCATCGCGCCGCCCAAGGTCCTGCCGCCGGATTTCGGGCCGGCCACGTCGGCCGCAACCGTCGGGCAGAGCCTAATCGCCGCCATCGCCGCCCAGATGTACGGCTCCGTCGTGACCGCGTCCGGGCAGGTCGTCTCGACGTTCACCGGCCTGCCGATCGCGACCCTGCCGCCCTTGATGGCGATGCAGGCCGGAACGAGCGCCGTGTTCACCGGGATGCAGACCGGAGCTCTGCTGCAATCCGGGCTCCTGAAGACCGGCTTCACCGGCAACGTCGCGCAAATGGGTACGGCGGTGCCGGTCGCCGTCCAGCAGATGGGCGCGGCGGTCGTGCCGCACTTCCTCGCGATGCAGGCCGGCGGAATCGGTAACGCGCTCGCCATGAACACCGGCGTCGTCGCCCATACCGTCGCGATGCAGGGCGGCGCCTCTGGATCGGTCGCCGTAATGGCGGGGTCGGTCGGCGCCTCGATGATCGGGATGCAGGGCGGGAGCGTGGCCAGCGCCGGGGGCATGGGTACTGGGGTCCTGGGGCACTTCCTCGGGATGCAAGGAGGCGGGGTCGCCAGCGCCGGCGCCCTTAACAGCGGCACGATCGGCCATTTTGGGGCCATGAAGGGCGCCGGGGTCGGTCACGCCTCCGGGCTCAACAGTGGCGTCCTCGGTCAGTTCGGATCGATGAAGGGCGGTGGCGTCGGCCACGCCTCGGGCCTGAACTCGGGCGTGACCGGGCAGATGGGCAGCATGAAGGGGGCGGGCATTGGACACGCCTCCGCCCTGACCGGCGGCGTCCTCGGCCAGTTTGGCTCCATGCAGGGAGGCGGCGTCGCCCGGGCGGGTGGGCTGAACAGTGGCGTCTCAGGCCAGTTCGGCGCGATGCGGGGGACGGCGACAGGCCACACGTCCTCAATGGCGGGACAGGTCGTTGGCATCATCGCCGGGTTGCAGGGCAGCGCCGGCGGGGCCGCCAGGGGGGTCGGCTCGGCCATCGGCGCCGGGATCGCCGGTGGCATCCAGTCGTGGGTCGGCGCTATCGCCAGCGCGGCCGCCGGGGCCGTCTCGGCGGCCATTGGCGCGGCCCGGGCGGCGGCGTCGATCCGGTCACCGTCACGGGTAGCGCGCGACAAAGTTGGTGTCCCAATCAGTCAGGGCATCGCGGCCGGCATCCAGCGAGCCGCCGGGCTGGCCAGCGTAGCGGCCGTCACCGGCGTGTCCGACGCCATCGCCGCCGCTGAACGCACAGCCAGCCGGGGCCCTCGTCTCGCGCCCTGGAGCGTCGCCGGGGCGGGCGCCTCAGCGTTCGGCGGCGGTGTGAGCCCGCTGGTCATGAGTCCACTCGCCACATTGACCGGCCCTGCTGCGGGGCGGTCGACCAGCTACTACGACCACCGGACCTATGGCGACGTCACGGTGGTCCTGCCGCCGGGCGCCGCGGGCGACCCCGACGCGGTGGGCCGTGCCGTCATGGACGCGCTGCACCGGGGTTATGGCGATCAAAACGGGTTCAACCGATGATAGGTGGGCTATGACCATCGGACGCAAGCCGGCCGGGAATGACGCGGGCTGGGGCATCGTCGGGGCCGGTGACTCCCGCGGGACGATCCTCGGCTCCCTGACGAGCAACGTCTGGATCACGCAGGCCGGGGCCCGCTGCGGCCGCTACGATGCCGGCAACGCGACCGTCGGCATCGCGATCTTCTATGCCACGTCCAGCGCCATCGGCGCCCTGGCCCAGACATTCCCGACCTTTACGGCCTCGACGCCGATGCTCGACGCGTATTCGGGCGCGAACTACACCGTCAACCCGACCGTGCCGATCCCGTGGTGGGCCAACACGATCATCGCCGAGGTGATCCGGGCGCAGACCAACCGGATCGCCCACGGTCAGGACAACTCGGGCGCGATCATGCACCAGCGGTTCAACATCGGGACCGCCTTCCCCACCCCGTACAACGCGACGCAGGTCGATCCCCAGGGCGTGTCGTCGATCTGGCTCGAGACCACCGCGAACCGGGCACCATCGACTCCGAGCAACCTCGCCCCGGCCCCCGACGCCATCACCAACAGCACGACGCCGACGCTGGGCGCCGACTTCCGTGATCCGGACGAGACGGTCGGGGGGTACGCCATCGGCCAGGCGGATGCCATGTCCGCCTACCAGTTCGAGGTCTGGAACGACGCCGGGAGCCGCCGCATCCAGTCCAGCGGCAAGCTGATCGCCACCGCCGCCCAGAAGTCCGCCCGGCGAGCGACCTGGGCGGTGCCGACGGCGCTGACCGCGGCGCGGTACGAGATGCGCTGCATCGTCTACGACTATTTCGGCACCCCGTCGCCGCAGGCCCGGTGGAAGGTCACGGTCAACACCGGCGGTGCCTTCATGAGCCCGCGGCTGTCGACCACCGTCGCGACCAATGTCACCAACCAGACCTCGCCGTCGTGGCAGGGCCAGTGGACGAGCTCAGCAGGAGTCAGTGCCTCGAGTATTCAGGCGAGGGTTCTCAACGAGGACGGCACGATCGCCCGGTCGCAGGGGAGTTTCAACTACTCCATCGCTCCCGGCTCAACCGGAATCTTCACATTTGGGGACTTCGGCTGGTCAGCGCTAACGTCGGGTAAGCGGTATCAAATCGAGTTCAAGGGCATGGACACGCTCGGCGGTGACTCGCCCTGGACCAGGACGCCGCTGTTCCTGGTGAATGGGCCACCCAACGTGGCGACCAACCGGAGTCCGGCGTCCGGCCAGAGCTTCACGACTCGCCCGACCCTGGCCGCGACCCTGACCGACCCCGACCATGCGTCGTCGGCCCTCACGCCGGACTTCCGCGTCCGGCCCGTCGGCAACACCGGCACGGGGACGCTGGCCCCGGCAACCTACGCCGGCGGCAACGTCTGGCGGGCACCCACCGACGCCACGTCCATGCCCGCCCTCGGCAACTTTGAGTGGAGCGTCCAGATCACGGACCCGTACGGGGCCGCTTCCGCCCGGTCGACGTGGTCGGCGGTCAACTGGGTCACGGCGGCGACCGTGACGATCACGGCCCCGGCGGCGGGCACGATCACGACAGGCACCCCGACCGTCACGGCGACGGTCGACCGGGCCGTGACCAGCTACCGGGTGCGAATGCTCGAGACCGTCGCGGTCAACGGCTCGTACCCCGTCGCCTACGACAGCGACGTCATCGCCTCCGGCACGATCAGCCACACCATCCCGGCGGGCCGGCTGCGCAACGGTCGCGGCTACACCATCGAGCTGACCGTCGTGACGTCGGACGGTCTCACGACCGTCGTCACCCGCGTCGTGACGGTCTCGTACCCGGCCCAGCCAGCGCTCATGGGCGTGGTGGCCGCGCCGCAGGCGGCGCAGTTCGAGAGCTCGGCCGACTCGACATCCTGGAGCACCATCCGCGTCGCCTGGACGGCGCCGACCACGACGGCGATCCCGGACGCCGAGTTCGGCGGCTACCTGGTTCGTCGCAAGAGCGTGACGACGGGGGGCGAGGAGACGGTCGCGCTGCTCCGGACGCGCGGCGAGACCGTCTACGTCGACCGGACCCCCAGGTCCGGCGAGGCCTACAGCTACACGCCGGTCGCACTGCGGCTCGTCAACCTGCTCGACTGGGTGGAGTCGACGCCGGCCAGCGCCCAGGCCGTGGTCCGGTTGAAATACGCGACGCTGTCCGAGATCACGCCGAATGGCCTGAGCCTACCGCTCCGTGCCTGGCAGTCGCGAGGTGACGCGCCGGTCCGCGACATCGATGTCGTCCCGACGCTGGGCCGCAAGCCGGTCACCTTCCAGGGTCTCATGGACTACGCGGTGATCTCCGGCCAGTTCACGATTACCGACCAGCCCGAGGTCGGCGCCGTGGTCGAGGACCAGCTGGCGGTCGCCCGCGAGCTGCGCAAACCCGACGAGGACGACCTCGGACGACCCGTTCCCAAGCAGCTCTGTTACCGGGACCCGAAGCGGCGGGTGCTCTACGTGAGCGTCACGGACATCGGCGAGGAGGATGAGCACAGCGTCAGGCTGGCCCGGCTGAGCCTCACGCTGACCGAGAACGCGACCCGCCTGTCCGGCGCGACGGGGGGAACGCCATGACGATGCCCGTTTACCCCGCGCCCGAACTGATCAGTGGCGCCTACGCGATGCGGATGGAGCTGTGGCGGGCCGACCGCTACGGCCGGAAGCTGGAGCGCCTGAGCGACCGGCGACCGGTCTCCGGCTCGATCAGCTTCAACGAGGACAACGAGTTCAAGCGGCAGCTGTCGCTCACCATCGAGGATCCCGGCGCGCTGCGCCCGTTCCAGGACTTCGTCATCCCGACCATCGCCCTGGCGAAGCCCTTCGGTGCGGTCGAGGAGCGCAACCTCGGCCATTTCCTCATTACGCCGCCTGCCCAGTCGGTCGCGACCGGACGCCGCACCGGTCAAATCGAGGCCCGGGACAGCACCATCCTGCTGGCCCGCCGGCAGGTCGGGGACTTCACGCGGCCGGCCGGGGCGGATGTCGGCCGGGTCGCCTACGACCTGGCACTGACGGCCGGGTTCCTTCCCGAGCAGCTGGACATCCCCGTCGATACCGGCGTCGCGCTGGATCAGGACTACCGACCGTCACCGGGCGCGGTCGTCCTGGTCGAGGTGAACACGCTGCTCAACGCCGGCAACTGCTACACGGTCTGGGGGACGGGCAACGGGCTGGTGAAGTCGGCCCGCTACCAGGACCCGTCGCGGGGCGTGGCCAACCGACGGTACTCGACCGAGTCGGGCCTGGAGATCGTGCCGCCGATCACCGAGACGCCCAGCTGGGACAGCCTGCGCAACGCCGTCACGGTCCGCAACCTCCGGCCCGGCCAGCCGCCGATCTGGTGGACCGCCCGGATCACCAACCGGAACCACCCGCTCTATTTCGATCCGGACGACTCGAGCGTCGGCTTCGGCAAGGAGTGGAGCGGGCCGCCCGTCGACAACAGCCAGATCCCCGATGAGGCGGCGGCGAAGGCGCTGGCCGAGAGCCTGCTCGCCGCCGGCGCCAGCTACTACCGCAAGCTCGCGGTCACGACCGTGGTGGACATCGACGCCGGCGGGCACGACCTCATCGAGCTCGACATCCGCAACGGACGCGAAGTGCTCTACGACGGTCTCTGGCGCCGCCGCACCTGGCGGATCGCGCTCCAGGGGATCAGCGCCACAACGGAATCAGATCTCTATCGCTCGGAGGACTGGCAATGAGCACTCCTGATCCTGGGGCAATCCGGGGACTGGCGACCGGTCTGTGGGCCAGCCTGACGCGGGACGTCAAGGCGACCATCGACCGCCTGACGGACGTCCGCCGGGTGCAGGCGATCGAGGAAGACGGCCGGGTCACGATCGCGTCGACCAACCCCGACGCCCCGGCTCCCATGACGGTGTCGCGGTTGCGGGGTTCGACGTTCGCGCCGGGCGACGACGTGGTCACGATGCGGGTCGCCGGCTACGACGTCGCGATCGGAACGCTGGCGACGGCGGCTGACATGGTGGACAACGGTCAGGGCAATGGACCGGGTGGCACGCCCAACCAGAGCATCGATGTCTATGGACCGGGGCTGGGTCTGATCACTAGCAACCCGGCCGTAATGGATTTCAAGAACGGGTTCGCGCTCAGCGAACCCGTCCCGGACGTGGTCAGGCTCGACCTCGCCTACGGTGGGAACGGCACGGCGACGACCGTAGCGCGAAGCGATCACACCCACGTCGCGACATGGGATGTCCTGATCGTCATCCCCTACAGCATCCGCTATCAGGGCACCGTCCGGGCGATGACGACCAAGGAACGGTCGATGTGCGAGACCGTCGCCCGCCAGTTCTCCGGCCTCTATTCGATGGCCTCCGGTGGCCTGATGGATGTGCGGGCGCGGGGCGTGTTCCGCGAAACGACCTGGGATCTGGATGCCGACCTCGCCGCGATCGGGAGCGGCTTGCCGGGGTTCGGCACGGGCGTCTGGATCGACGCCCAGCACGGCCAGCGGTTCCTCGATACCTACAACGGCCGGACCTACGACGCCCAGGTCATCATGGTCGGCAAGGCGCAGATCGACTCGACCGCCGACGGGCTCACCACGGGCGGCACGCCGGGCTGGTGTTTCCTCAACATCGGGGACGGCAACTACGACTTCTACGCCGGCCAGAACCGGCTTGCGGACGTGCTGGTCCATGAGATGAACCACCAGGTCGAATCGCGGATGCAGAACCTCGGCCTGGCGATCTCGCCGGTCGATGGATCGATACCCGGCACCACTGGCGCAGCGGCAATCAACAACGAGCCGCACCACAACTGGTTCTCCGGCTATATCGCCTGGTGGGACTACAACGACTTCTCCGGGCTGACCGACGACGGCCACGGCCCGACCGTCCACGCCGACACCCTGACGCTGCCCGACATCTACGTCGACCCGGACAACGGCTGGGGTGTGTTCACCACCGGAGGAACCGGCGACTACAACCAGAGCATCGACGTGTTCGGTACCGGCGTCGGCCAGATCACGTCCAACCTTGCCTATATCGACGTCAAGGACGGCCTGCTGGCGACGGAGCCGACCGTCGATGGTGTCCGGCTCGACGTGGACTTCACCGCGTCCGGCGGCTCCAACGGCACGACAACCAAGGTGGCGCGAGGCGATCACACACACGCGGCGGCGGACATCGCCTCTGGCATCATCGTCCCCGCCCGGCTCGGCATTGGCACCGCCTCGGCCACGACAACCCTGTATGGCGATGGGACGTGGAAGACGGCGCCGACCGGCGGAACGAGCACGACGTGGAACGGCGGCGATGTCACGGCGGCGACCCACTATCGCAACGTCGCGGTCGACGGGGACGACAGCGCGAGCGTCCGGCGCTGGGCGATGTATTCATCGGGGACGTTCGAGTCGTACGACGCCAACGGCTTTGTCCGCGCCAGCCTCGGGAACGGGTCGCTTTCGCTCTACGATTCGCTCGGCACGCAGACCGTCTACCTCCCCACGACGGGCAACCCGAGCGTTCCGCCCCGCTTCGCCGTGACCCCCACCGTGGGCGCGTCGGGCAGCGCGGTGAACGTCAGTCTCACGGGGCACACACACGTCAAGGGCGATGTCGGGCTCGGCAACGTCGATAACACGTCGGACGCGAGCAAGCCGGTCAGCACACCAACGCAGACCGCGCTCGACGCCAAGGCACCGCTCGCGTCGCCGGCCTTCACCGGAACGCCAACGGGTATCACCAAGGCGCACGTCGGGCTCGGCAACGTGGACAACACCGCCGACACAGCCAAGCCCATATCAACGGCGACGCAGGCCGCGCTCGACAGCAAGAGCAGCACCGCTCACACGGTCTCCCGGCCGACCTCGAACTTCACCACGACGGCGACCGGCACCGTCGTCCCCACGGCCACCCTCGGTATCACGGTGGGGGCCAACGAGGTCTGGGAGTTCGTCATCGACCTGTTCACTGGATGCAGCGGGACCGGCGGGACCAAATGGGGCATCTACTGCACCCAGGCGGCGACGCTGCGCGGCAGCGCGATCGGCATGGCGGCGATCCCGACCGCTGTCACCTCGGCATCCCTGACCACGAACGCCGGGCTGAGCGGCGTCGCGTTCAACACCGCCGCTCGCCAGGACGGGTGGGTCCGCATCGCCGGGATCATCGCCAACGGGGCAACGGCGGGAACCTTCTACCCGGTCTGGGGAGCTGGCGTCGCGGGCGAAACCAGCACCCTGTACACCAACAGCCTGATCGTCGCCCATCGCATTGGGTAGGGAGAACGACGGATATGACCGACTACGTGAACATCGTCTACCCGCCGGGCACCATCGTCGAGACGCACCCCGACACGCCGGTTGATGGGCAGGGCGGACGATGGGACTGGTTCCGGCACCGGGAGGACGGAAAGCTCTACGAGCAGTGGCCCTACTGGACGCCAGACCCGACGCCCCCAGCGGAGCAGGTCGCCGTCGGGGAAGCCCGCTCTGCACTGACCGACGCCGGGGCGTCCCAGACGCAGCTCATGTCACGGATCGAGGGACTGCGCTCTGGCACGGGGCTCACCAGTCTCACCGCCCTGCGGACCGCCATCGTCGCTGCGCTCGATCAGCAGGCCGTGACCAACGCCAAGGTCTTGCGGGCGGCCAGCCGGACGCTCGACGCCACGGGGTCGAAGGGGGGCTGACCGTGATGATCGGATGGGAGGGAGTGACCGGTGTCAGATGGGGTTCTCGTCGTCACGATCCCCGCCTTGATCCTCGCGCTATCGAGCGCGGTGGCCGCCGTCTGGAAGTGGCTGACGACCAGGGGCATGACGAGGAAGCGCAGCGCCGACCGGACCACCGTGTCCGACGAGGTGACCGACACCTACAAGTTGGTGGCGCGGAAGCTCAACGTCGAGGTGGAGGAACTCAACGAGACCGTCGTCCGGCGAAACCGGAGCATCACCGACCTGAACCGGACCATCGAAGATCGCGACCGGACCATTGCGGACCTGCGACGGGCGATCGGAGGGCAGAACCCATGAACATCGTCGTTCGGTTGATTGATTGGGTAGAAGGGATCGGCGCTAAGCGGTACGACAGTCAGGCCGATGCCGACTGGCTCAAACGAGATGAGGACAAGCGGGACGCGGAGGCGTTGCTGGAACGGGTCCGGCAGCGGGCGGCGAGCCCGATCGAGCGCGCTGTATTGGGACAGCCACCCCAACGGAGGCCGGAATGATAACCACGCTGCGACACCCATTGCTCTGGATGATCGGGAGCGTCCTGCTGGCGTTCGGCGGGTTGTACATCCTGACCGACTTCCAGACCGTTCACTGGCTCGACCCAGTACTGCTGATCGTGATCGTGGTCGCCTCGGTCGCCGCCGCGCTGTCGTTGCTAATCCAGACGAAGGACTGGACGGCCCTGAGCGCGGGCCTGCTGTCGTTCTTCTCGGGAAACGCAGTCCTGTGGGTTTACGCGCTGGTGGGGCCTCGCGATGAGACGGGCAGCCTGTACCCGGATGCCGTCGAGTTCCTGCCCGTCATTGCGCTGTTGGTAGTCGGGGCGATCTTCTTCGTCTACGGGATGATCCGGGGCGGCTGGGCCTCGTTCCGATTCCGGGCCGAGTCCGATCGGCAGGGCCGCGAGGACATCGCCCGCATCGGTCAGCAACTGACCACGATCAGCCGGGAGGCAAGGGACGCGGTGCGGGAGGCGGCGACCGAAGCCGTGGAGGCACGGAGCGCGGCGCGGGATGCGGCGACCGAAGCCGTGGAGGCATCGGACGAGCGGACGAGGATCATGCTGGAAAACGCGGCCAAGCAGGAGACGCTACTGGAAGTGAAGAACATCGTCCGCCCTAAAGAGCCCGATGACCACGACCACGAAGACGACGGGTCGCTGACCTGATCAGCGATTTGACGGCTCCGGCGGCCTCAGCCGTTATGGCTGAACGGCTGAGGCCGCCGGGGCAGGCAACCGAACTCACCAACCAACCAACCATCCAGGAGGATCACCGACATGCCGAAGCCCGATCACGCCGGACACGGACGCGAGTCCGCCCCCGGCCAGAACAAGCCCCGTACGTTCGTCAACGACGCCGGTGAGCAGACCACCGGCACCATGAACACGTTTCATGAAACGCTGAAAGATCAGGGCTACCGTCCGGTCGAGGATGCCGCCGAGACCGAGCCCACCGACGATCCGGCCGTGAGCGATCCCGGGACACCCGTCCCGGCAATCTAACCGTCGAGCCTGCCCCGGCTCGCCTGCATCCGAGGATCGACCAATGAACATCACGGATTTCAGGCTCTATGCCGTCCAACATCGCCTCGCCCGGATGTTGAGAACAGTCGTCGGATGCACTCCATATCGCTTCGCCGTGACCGTATACGGGTCCAACGACGAACGAATGGCATCAACATCTACGGCCGTCAAGATCGTGTTCTTGCCACGGCGCATGTTCTCTGCTTGTGTGACCGGTTCCAAGTGTTCCGGGTTGATGCACGACGGATTGCGGCAGAGGTGGTCAAGCACGATCCCCTTTGGGATAGGTCCGTGAACAATTTCATAGGCATCGCGATGGGCGTACAGTCGACGGCCGTCTCTGGTCGTCAGCCCGTACCCAAGCTTCGTCACAGCCCCTTGCCAGACGTGGCACCCCGTATCCGGGTCAACAACCCATCGAACGCTCGATTTCCTGCGGTGATGTCCGATCTTCCACTTCGCGAACGGCTGCCCCTTACCCTTTCGCCGCCGCTCTACCCGTTCCCCGCATCCGCAGGCACAGTATCGAACCTCGTCCATCGGCCACGTTACCTCCGGTACGATTATACATTACGGGGGCGCTCATGAACGTGCGGGACTTCAGACTTTTCGAGTACCACGGGATCGTCACCCGGATCAGTGACGGCGACACGTTCTGGGTCATGACCGACGAGGGAATGCGCGACTTTGCCGAAGCGCAGATCCGCATCCTGTTCGCCGACGCGCCCGAGCTCCGGGGGCTCACCCGCGTCGCAGGAGAGGCAGCGAAGGTGTGGCTTACCGATAGGTTGCTGGGCAAGCCAGTCTGGTGGTTCAGCAAAAAGGACAGCAAGAGCTTCGACCGTTGGCTGGGCGATGTCTGGTACGCGCCGAACGAGTACGGCGAGCTTCGGCATCTCTCCGAGGACATGGTTGCCGCCGGGATGGCCGTCCCGACCGATGACCAAGGTCGCCACATCACGACAGGAGAGACGGCATGACCCCAGGACTCGGACGAGTAGCTCCAAAAACGTGGGAGCATGTCGACAAGTACCCCATGCGCCGTCTGGCCGCTGTACCGGAGGTCTGCGAGCGCACCATCGGTCTCAGCAGCGCGTGGCGTCGCATTTACGATCAGGGGCCGACCTCCATGTGCGTCGGGTTCTCGTCGTCCATCGAGCAGTCGCTGTCCGAGCGACGGACGTTCGACCCACGCTGGCTCTACGCCCGGTGCAAGGCTTTATTCGGGAGGCGTCGCCCGGGGACGACCCAACCAGTGCGCTTTCAAGTGCGCGGAACGCTCCATTGGGACAAGATGGTCAGGATTCACGCAGCTTGGATTGCTGCATGTGTGATGGAGGTCGTACCCCTCAGGAATCGAACAAACCAGTTCGGCGTACAGAACCCGATGGGCCAACTCGCCTCCTCGCTTCCCATACCCGTACGAATTGCGGCACCTTTGCCAGACCCAACAGCCAGATTCGGAGTCAACCACATAATCCGGACCATCCGGGGCGCGATGGTGGGAGCGGATATAGCGTTGCGGCTGGCCCTTCACATGCCCAAGCTTCGTACGGGTGTAACCCGCAACTGGTGTTGGTCGCCCACAACCACATGCGCACAGAACTGTAGTGTTCTGCGGCAATGGTTGCTCACGTCGCCGTTCCTCGACCACCCGCTCTCGACAAGCTCGACAAGCTCGACAATAACTGTAACGACTTGCCCGGCCGGGCCTTTTGCCGGTGCGCTGGGTGAACGTATCAAACGCATCTGTCGGGAGATCGCGGTCACATTTGCGGCAATGACGGGTATGATTAGTCTGCATTTCAGTCCCTCCAGACTGATTGCCGTGCCCCGGGCTGTTAGCGCAGCGCCGGGGTTTGTTGTGCCCAAATTATACCGCGACCAGAAGGAGGTGACGGCATGACTGTTCGTCCATTAGGGAGACTAGTACCGCCAGACGATAACCACATTCGTAGTTATCCGATGCGTCGGTTAGCTGCTCCGCCAGACGTTTGTGAGCGGACGCTGTCGCTCAGCAGTCGGCACCGCAGATTCTACGATCAGGGCGCTACCTCGATGTGCGTCGGCTATTCGTCATCGCAGGAGCGATCCCTGTCCGAACGCATCACCTTTGACCCCATCTGGTTGTACCGGCAGTGCAAGAATCGCGACAGCATTCCCAACGAGGACGGCACGTTCCTCCGGGTCGCCTACGACGTGTTGCGGGAGCAGGGCGCCCGCAAGGCCGGGGCGGCCGGACCGGACCCGCGGTACGGCGTTGAGCGCAACGAGTGGGCCACATCGGTCGACGACATCCGCCACGCCATCGCCGAGGGCCGGGCGGTGGTGATGGGCACGAACTGGTACCGCCGGATGTTCACCCCCGAACGGCGCAACGGCCTGTACTGGCTGCCGGACGGCGGCGGCGACCTCGGGCGGCTGTCCGGTGGCCACGCCTACATCCTCAACCGGGTCAGCGACCGGTACGAGGCGTTCGCCACTCCCAACTCATGGGGGCCGAGTGACCGCGACTGGCACCCGGACGAATCCGGCTGGCCGGTCTCAATGATTCCGTTCAGCCTCATCGAGCGGCTGCTCGCAGAAGACGGGGAATGCGTCCTCGTCGTCGACCGAAAGGAGACGCAGACATGACCACGCTCACCTTCGGCAACGTTCCGGCACCGGGCATGGACATCATGGACATCCCGTCCAGCGTCAATACGGCCTGGGACGATTTGGGCCAGAGAGTCCCGAAATTCGTCGTTCTTCACCGGATGTACGGGACCCTGACCGGGACTGACGCCTATTTCCGCACCGACGCCCGGACGAAGGCCCTCACGGACTACGGCATGGACCAGAGCACCGGCCGGATCATCCGGTGGAACGACCCGTGGGGGCGGCGGGCGGCGTGGGCCAGCGGGCCCTACCAGTCGCCCAGCGGGGACGGCCCCGCCATCGTGGCGAAGCTCGGGATTGCGGCGATCAACCGGGATGGCGTCTCCATCGAGATCGCGGGGAGTGGCGGCGATCCCGTCAGCGCCACGGCTTACGGGGAGCTTGTCGCGCTCGTCGCTTGGCACGCCGACCGGGCGAAAGTGCCGCACACCCAGTTCCCGATCAACCCGGCGACCGGCCTGACATTCGTCATGTGGCACGGGGAGTTCAACGGCCAGAAGCGCGACACCTGCCCCGGCTCCGTCGTCGCGGCGTTCACCGACCGGCTCATCACCGATGTCACCGCATTGCTTAAGCATCACCAGGAGGCGGTTACCGTGGCGGTCGCTGCGGCGCCGGTCCCGTCGCCCCCCGTGGCATCAGTAGAGCCGCCCACCGCACTCGCGCTCCCGGCCGGTGTCACGCTGGCGATGATGGGGGACTGGTTCGGGGCCGTCGCCCCGAGCGGAGCACAGTCCTCCACGTTCCGGTTCGATCCCGCGGGACCGCTGACCAAGCTGTGGCTGGCGCGAGGCAAGCGACTGGGCGTGTGGCCGCAACTGCGTGAAGTGACGCAGACCGGCAATGTCCGCGTCTTCAGTTTTGAGGATGGCTATCGAGTGATCGCTGGGCCGGATGGTCTGAAGGAGGCCGCCTGACGAGATGAAAGGGAAACGCCGATATCTTTCAGGAACCACTATCCAGATGAAAGGGTTGTCACCATGACCGACACCGTTGACGTCGCCGTACCCGTCACTGACCCCGGCAAGCAGCAGCTCACGACCGCACGCGACTTCTGGCAGCGGATCGCCAGAACCATGTTGCAATTAGTCGCCGGTGGGGCATTGGCCGCGCTGACCAATCAGCTCGCCTCGGACATCCCGCCGGCCTATTCCGCGTACCTGGTCCTCGGCTACACCCTGCTCGTCACGGTGGCCCAAAACGCCGTGGAGAACCGATTTCCGCAGGCGACCATTCTTAAGCGGCCAGCCGTCGTCTGACCGGGCAGCTTCGACGCAACAGCACGGCCCCGGCGATCAACTCGCCAGGGCCGTTCTGTTGTGCCTATCCCGCGATCGGCGCGACCTCATCCGGGTCGAGGTCGCGTTGCCGGGCCAGTTCACGGAGGGCCAGCCAGACAGAGCCGGGAATCGGGTTCCGGCCGGCCTCCCACCGGGCGACGGCGTCACGGGTGAGGCCGAGGGCGGCGGCGAGCTCGGTCTGGGTGAGGCCGAGGAGCGCACGGGCGCGGCGGATGCGGTCGGCCGGGTCCCGCCGGTCGAGCGGAATGCCCGCGGCGAACGCGTCGACGACGGCCTGGAGGTCGGGAAACGTCGCGCTGATCGGCTCTCCATCGAACGTCGTGTGTGACCAGGCGTCGATCAGCCCGTCGTCATTCCGCTCCCAAAAGCCGAGCGTGTGCTCGTCGCCCCGGAGGATGCTGCCCTCGCGGGTGTTCAGGTTGGATTCGGTCCGGGCACGGATACGGCCGTTGCTGCCGTGGTACGGGTTCATGGTATCGTCCTCTCGTCATTGTCCGTGACAGCCAGCGGCCCGGCGGGGAACCATCCCGCCGGGCCGCTGCGTTGCCGGTTACTCCTCCCAGCGCGGCTCGACGGGGATGTTGCCGACCGCATCGAAGATCGCTCGGGCGGTCAGGCCGTCCGGCTGCGCCTGGAAGCGGCGACCGATGACCCGGTCGATCTCGGCATCGACATCGACCAGATCGAGCTGCGCGTCATCGGCGAGGCGGCGGGCGTGGGCGAGGATGCCCTGGCTGTGATCGACGGCGACGGCGACGGAGCCGGTCACCGGCTCGTTGGCGTATCGCTCGCTGCGGGCGATCTGGTTGATCGTCGCGGCGGCGTGCTGGACCATGCCGCGGAGGACTTCGCGGATGTCCTCGACCTGATCGGTGGTGAGGGTGAGGGCGGTGGTCGTGTCGGTCATTTGTCCGTGACTCCCTTTGTGTGATCCGTCACCCCGGAGCGCCTTTGGCTCCGTTCGGTGTGTAGATATATTCTACATGAGGGAGGGGATGGCGTCAACAGGTTCTAGGCCGATTCCGGCACCACTATCCGGGCAATCGTTGTCCGAGGGTGTCGGTCCGTGCGGTGGAACCCGACGGTGATACTGATGGTGAGCCTTCGCCAATTCGTGTGGTATTATTCGCCCCGCACTGCCCCGGACCACCCGGAAGAATCGGCATTTCGGCCTATCCCACGCAATCCCCCCATCTCCACCATGTCGAGCACAGGTCCCGGTTCGCCGGGGCCTGTCGCTGTTTTCGGGCGGGCGATGGTGAAATCGATGGTGAGGAAGGACCGATTTTCGGCATGACAAGACTCATGTTGTCGTACTTCCCGCCGCCCCGAACAGCCGATCACCGAGGTCGTCGGCGGCGCGGCGGTGGTCGTCCCGCGAGGTGTGGCTGTAGAGATCGAGGGTGATCTGGACGGAGCGGTGGCCCAGCCGCTCGGAGACCAGCTTGACGTTCGTCCCGGCCCGAACTTCCAGGGTGGCATTCGTGTGCCTGAGCTGGTGTAACGTGATCGGGGTGACGCCGGTGGTCTCGATCAGACCGGCGTGAACGCGCTGCCAGGTCGTGCGGGCGAGGAAGCGCCCGTCGCCGCGGTCGAAGACCATGCCGTCGTCGTGCCAGACGGCCGAGGCCAGGCGGCGGCGCTTCTGCTCGGTCGACCAGGCACGCAGGGCCGCGACGGCGGACGCGGGGATGGCGTTCTCCCGTTCCCGGCCGGTCTTGGTGGACTCGCCCATCACGACATGGCCGGCCAGGTCCTTCGTGAGAGAGCGCTGGACCGTGATGATGCCGGCATCGAGATCGACGTCGGCCCACTGGATGGCGCAGAGCTCACCCGGCCGCATCCCGGTCGAGAGCGCGACCCGGTAGAAGGCGTCCCACATGGGCTCGCCGGCCAGCGTCACGATGACCCGCTGGACCTCGGCGACGGACCAGGTCGGGATCTTCTTCTTCCGGGCGATGGGGTAGCGCAGCCCGACGGCCGGGTTGACCGGGATGATGCCGAGCCGGGCGGCCTCGGCCAGCGCGGCGGTCAGGACGCGGCCGCTGTTCTCGATCGTGTTGGGGCCGTACTTGCGCCGCCGGGCGTCGTCGATCCAGTGCTGGATCCGCCCCGTCGTCAGACCCTCGATCCGGAGCGTGCCGAGGTCGGGGTAGATCAGGCGCTCGGCCCGTTGGCGGTAGGCGGCGTGGGTGGCCGGCTTCCAGCGGCCCTCGCCGCGGTCGAGGTAGTCGCCGACGGCGTCCTTCACCGTCATGTTGGAGGGCGGGACGTAGCGGCCGTGGCGCTTCTTACGAGCGACGTCGCGCAAATGGTCCTCGGCGGCGTCCTGGTCGGGAAAGGACTTCGAGCGCCAGATCGTATGCCCGGTGTCCTGCGGCTCCGGCCAGCGGGCCCGGACCCGTTCGGTCCCATCGGTCAGCTGGTAGCTGAGCACGTAGCCGTCCCCGTAGCGGACGCCCTCGCGCCGGCGTGGTTCTCGACGTGCCATCAGTCGTCCCGCTCCCGGGATGGCCGCACGGGCCGCGGCGAGACCGGGACCACCAGCCCGACCGAACCGTCGCCACTGGCCGGGGAACGACGGTCGAGCAGCGCCCCGATCAGCGTGATCGCCACGTCGAGGTCGCCGTCGTCGAGCTGCTGAATCAGGTTCTCGAGGTGGGTGAACTTGTCGCGGGCGTGGTTGAACGTCAGGACGGTGTCGGTCATACCAATTCCTTCAGAATGATCAGGCTCTCGACGAGCGACGAGCCGTTGACCATCAGCGTGACGATCAGGCAGATTAGGACGCAGGCGGCGAGGAGGACGATCAGCTCAACGGCTTGCCAGAGACGGAGCTCGATCATGGGCTTCCTTCCGGTGTCTCTGCGACGGATGTGTTCGGCGGGCGAGTGAGATCGAGGGCGTATTGCACGACTTCCACTGCCTGGGGTCTGGACATCTGCTTCATCAGATTCGACACGTTGGTTACCTGATCCTTATGTGGGTGGTGAAATCGAGGCTCCACGAACTTGAGACCGTTGAGACGGATCATCTTGGGGTCAGGCTGGCGACTGGCGCCCAGAGTCTTCTTGTCAGGCAAAACCCACTTTCGAACCCTGACAATCGTCACGTTGTTGGCATCGACGTAGCGCGACATCTGATGGGTCGATCCAGCGGGAACGGCGAGGTTGCCGTCATATCCGGCGAACCCGACTGTCACTGGCTCAATCGTTTCGGTAACTTCCCTGAGGTGACCTGCTTGCAGCGCTTCACTAAAGCCCCCATTATTGAAGAGGTCCTGACGGTCCGGGTCGCACATCCGGATTCGTCGTTCAGGAGTACTAGTCATGCCGTCCTCGCTTGAGCAAAGCATTCGAATACAGTTGGCGCAGGCGATTCAATCGCAGGAACTGAGCGATCAGTTCTACGATTGGCTAAGCGATATCGCCTCAGATCTTCCCATTGGCGAAGACTCCGATGCGATGGACTTGGCAGACCGCGCCTTATTGGCTGTCTACTCATATCGTGATGGGTATATCGGGGTAGACGCCCTCTGGGCGCACCTCGATTCGCTTCTAGTCATTGCGCAGCCTTCATCCTCGTCGGCCTTCAATCTCGTCCGCCTCTCCGTCGAGATGGCTGAACAAGTTGGGTGGCAGGTCTCGGTCGCAGCCCACGTCGTCACCCCACCAAGGGAGATTCATTCATTGGTGGTGGACTCGTTTCCGTCTCGAGTTCCGATGCTGACGGGTCAGGATCTCCCTGGGGTGGCTGTTCGTCACTACTGATATAGGCGAGTGTTTGGTCGAGGAAAAATGGAACCCGGCCGGCATAGCGGTCGTCGATATAGAGCTCGAACCAGAGCAACCCAGCCGAACTTTTGCTCGTGATACTCAAATCGATGTTGAAGGTCGCGCCACGGATCGCCATCGGGTCAGCGGCTTCTGGGCCCAAGTCAAATACATGGCGAGAGACCGGGGCGCGGGCAACGCCCGGGTGATTCAGCACGATGCCGAGAACATGCCGTTCAGCACTCCATATTCCCCGCACGATGATGTACAGGGTGTAGTGAGCTCCGGGTAAGGGCGGGCCATCCTCGGGGTACCGGGCGGCTTCCAGATCCGAGAGCGGAAAGGGAATGGAATAGGTGACATCCGCCCGATCTACGATGCGGACAGCAGTTACAACGCCATCAGCCTCTCTCAGGACCTTCTCGCAGATGAAGGCTGCGGTCAGTTCGGGGCCGCCCATCGGCGGCGGGTCTTCGGGTACCCATCCATCGACTGGGAGCTGGTCGGGTTCCTGCAATGGTTTGCTCATCGCTCACTCCTCCTCGAACCGGGCACCGCAGGCGTTGCAGAAGGGGGCGGCGGTCATGGATGGATGCCCCTGAAGGATGACAACGGGCCGCCCGACGTTGGGCGGCCCGCCGATCCGATGTGCCGTGAACGTCAGGCGCGGCGACCACGGATCAGGCTGATGCCACCGGTGCCGATCGAGGCCACGGCGAACAGGGCCAGCAGGATCGTCGTCATGGTGATCGAGGTCGCGGCGGTGCTCCCACTCCCCGTGCTCGGCAGCGTCGTCGCGGTCGTGGCGCTGGTCGCGGTCGTCGTGGTTGCGGCGCCGGTGCTGGTCGTCGTGCCGCCGGTCTCCTCAACCACCGGCGCGGTCTCGACTGGCTCCTCGACGACCGGGGCAGTCTCGACCGGTGCTTCCGATGGAGACTCGACGACGGGAGGGGTAACGCCGAAATAGCTCTCGAAGGTCACGGTGCCGCCGGGGCCGACGCCGCCCTGGCAGGCGATGCCGTCATCTCCGGGATTATTTCCAGGGCGACCATCAAGGCCGTTGGGGTCACTCAGATCGGCATCGAGAATCCGCTGTGCATCATCCTGCGTCGCGATGTCTCCGCAGTTGAGGACATCCTGTGCCGACGCCGGCGATGGCGTGACCGCGAACAGACCGAGGGCGAGGGTGACGACCAGTGACGCGGCGATGACGAATCGGTGCATGCTGGACTCCTTGTGAGGCTCTTCGGGGGTTAGTGATGTCTTGTGGGACGACGATGGCGGGCCACGACTGCGGGTCATAGCGCGTCTCACCGTCAAGCCTGATGGGCATCAAGAACGGACCGGAGTTCTCGCACACCGTTGGCGAGGGCGTCCGATCGAACGACGGGGATGGCATACGACGCTTTGGCGGGGCCGTCAGCGTCGGTGCTCCAATAGCTTGTATCGGTTCCCTTGCTTGCTGGGGTTTGCAGGATCACAGCGCCAGTTACCCGCCCGAGCTCCACTTGCACGCCATAGACCGCACGATAGTCCCAAGTCACGACCTTGGCGCCACCCGCCGCGCCCGCCATAAATCCCGGTTTATATATGTAGATGCGCTTGTTCGTCGCAACGATCTCTTGCCCGTGGACCCCAGGGACGACGGCCTCGGCGACCTCTCCATCCACAGCTTCATCCGTAATTCCGTCCAAGGCTTGCTGTGTCAAACCGTTCCCGGCAACCTGGCTCCACATCGTTACCAGCCTTGCCGACCGTCGGCGCTGAACGTCTTCCTGTCGAGCAAGACCTAACGTTGTTTGCTCGGTCACTCGATTATGGTCTTCAACCGTCTTGCGCAGGCTTAGCCCATCTATCAACCACCAGACGCCAACACCTCCTACCGTGCAGGTCATCATCAAGCCAGTCGCCCACTTCCCAAGGTAATAGCGGTGACCTCCGAGGAGGCCGGTCAACAGCCAGATGACATAGGCCGTTTTTGTTGACTTCATCGTGTCTTCCTCTTCCTGTCGAGCAGCCACGAGGCGAGCAAAATGCGTGTTGCCGGAGTGTCACCCACCATTCACCCCTTTCAAAATGCGTACATCTGTTCTACTCTCCAACCATAGCAGAACGGTGGGGAGGGTCCATGTCGGTCGAAGGTGCAAGGTACGAGGTCGCTATCACCATCCATGACTACCAGACCAGCCAGCAGGTTTCCCGCCTGCTGACGATCTACCTGACGGGCGATCACGCCCGGATCGTTTGCCCCGACGATGATGCCCTTGATGGGTACCAGCTCGATCATTCGAAGCTCTCCGGGTTGCTCTTGGCCCTGTTGGGCTGCGACCGAACCCGCAGCGTCAACTGAGCGATAGACTGAAACGCCGCGATGGTGACTGCATCGTGCACCGGATCAAGTACGGCCAGCAGCGATGCAATCTCGCGGACGGTCTCATCACGATCGAACCGGAACAACATCGTTCCCTCTTCACTCGCGTCAACCTCCTCCTCAGTCAACTCGCCGGCAGCAATCAACAGGTCAACGTGACGCACCCCGAGAGCTTCGGCCAGACGCCGTCTGACGCCGGCCTCCGGGAGCTTCGTGACCCCGCGCTCAATCCGGTTCACCGTCGTCGCAGGGACCTCCGATCGAATGGCCAGGTCCTTCTGCGACCAGCCTAGTCCCTCTCGCCTCCGCTCAATGTAGGTTCCCAACGTCTCTGTCATAGCGGTCACTGTAACGGTATACGTAAGTCTTGACAGTACATTACACATCCTGTATTCTATGTTCACGACATCTGCAATCTGCAAGTCGATAGAGGGGAGGCAATCAAATGGGTCACGTAAGTCCGGCACCGCGAAAGGTCGTTCAGACAGTTTCGCTGCGGCAGGACCAGCGCGAAGCGGTGATCCGGCTTGTCCATGAGGACCTCAAGCACGGCAACCTCTCCCGGTACATCCAGGACCTGATCGACGCCGACCTCGCCGAACGGGCGAAGCAGGCTGTCGATCCCCAGGCGGTGGCCTCATGACCGACGCGATCCGGCCGGCGCTGACCGTCGGGGACATCCAGCAGCGCCTCGGGGTCGGGCGCAACACCGCCCTCGACCTGATGCGGGACGGCGCGCTGGCGGAGATCACGGTCCGCGACGGTCGCCGGTGGAGCATCCCGGCCGACTCCTTCGACGCCTGGTGCGTGGAGCGCGGCCGCCTGGCTGCCCAGCGAACGCACCGGCAGGGGACCGCCCCGGCACCGACGTTCATCCATCGCAAGACCGCCTGACATAACGACCCGGAGCGAGCCGGGACACCCTGAAGGAGCACGACATGACCGCAATGACAGACACGATGGTGAGCGAGATGGCAATCAGCCAACCGGCCCCCGCCAGGCGCGAATCCCCCCTCGGCGAGGCGATCCGGAACCGGCGCATCGAACTGGGGATGACGCAGCACGACCTCGGCGAGCGGATCGGGTGCGATTTCTGGGCGGTCAAATTGATCGAGCGCGGCGCGGTGCAGCCGATGCCGGGGCAGCGCATGGCGATCGAGGTTGCGCTGCGGCTGCCCATGGGCACCCTCGACGGGCTGGGCGGCGCCCACACCGGCCCGATCCGCTCGCAAGCATCGGCGACGCCGGTGCTCCCTCTCAACGCCGACGCTCCGTGGACCACCCAGCCGGGAAGGATGCGCACGTTCATCCTCGTGCTCTCGTGCCACGGCGAGCTGATGTTGTCACGGGATCTGAACGAGGCGGCGGCGGCGATCGACCAGTCCCTATCGGCGGTGATCCAGGCGACCGAGACGATTACCCATGACGGCCAGTGGTTCACCTGCGTCCTCCGGTATCGGGCGTTCGAGGACCTGTTCAGGTCTGGCGAGGAGGAGTAGGCGATGTCGAACGTAGCCAGCATCCAACTTGACTCGGGAGCCGTGGTCATCCTCAACGAAGAAGACCTCGGCCTGATGGAAGGCTCCCGATGGCGAGTGATGAAGCCCTACAACACCGCCTATGCGGTCGTCAGGAAGGGTGAGCGCACGATCTTGATGCATCGCCTGATTACTGGGGTGGTCGATCCAGCTATTCACGTTGATCACCTCAACGGAGACGGGTTGGATAACAGACGGGCGAACTTGCGCATCAGTACGTGCGCTGAGAACGCTCGGAACCGCGGGTTGAACCGAAACAACACGACTGGCTTCAAGGGCGTTAGCCGCACGTCTCATGGGTGGTGTGCGGTGATCGGCCTGAATCGCAGGAGCAAACATCTCGGAACCTTTGACGCACCGGAAAAGGCAGCTCGCGCATACGACGTAGCGGCCCGAGCACTTCACGGCGAGTTCGCGTTCCTCAACTTCCCCGACGCGGCGTGCGACCTCATCGACCGGACGGTGGCGCCGGAGCCGGACCAGACGCCGGAGTTCTGATCGCAGTACCGGGCGACGCTTGTCGCCCGGCCTGCTGAGCCACCTGGCCGACGCATTGGCCGGTGACTCGTCATCCCGGAACGGTCCGGGTGGCTCAGCAGGCCGGGGGAAGATCCAACCCTCGGCTCCCCCCACCACTTCACGGGCGACCGTGGGGCGGTGGAAGCGCATCGGCAGCATCTGCGGGGGTGTTCTCCGGCGAGGTTGCGGGACCGATCCGGAGCCTGGGCAACCAGAGCCGGTGCGCTTTCACCGCCGGGCCTCAGGCGAGGTCCACGGCGGGGTACGGACAGCGTAGCGGTCAGCAGGGGCTGACCAATATTCGGCACAAAGGAGTGGCGCACGTGAACAAAGGGCGGGTCAGCACGGAGCTGGTCGAGGAGTTCGAGATCGTCATGACCCATTACGCGGAGATCGCCGCCGACGGCGAGATCACCTACGAGGAGAACCGGGCGCACACCGTCCTCATCACCCAGCACCACCATCGGCTCATGGGATTCGACTTGGTCATCAAGTGGGTCCGCACGGCTCTAAGCCGCGGATTCAGTGACCGGAGGATCCGGGAGATGCACCGGGATGTCTTCTTCGACCCCTACGGCAGCATGGCGGCCGACTAGACGCCAAAGCGCCCTCGACGAGGTTCGTCGAGAGCGCATCGGACAGGACGTAGCGAGCGCCCTGATCAATTTTCGGCCCTGAAGGCACGGAAGGAATGGTAAGCGATGACGAAGGCAATTGCACTCACTCACGGGTTCTCAGCCATCGTTGATGACGACGTGTTCGAGGAACTCAATCAGCACCGCTGGGCGGCTTCAGGCAATGGAACCGGTCGACTCTACGCAGTCCGACGGACGCGAGTGCCGGGCGGAAAGCTGCGGTATATCCGAATGCATCGGGCCATTTGCGGCGACACAGTCGGCATCGACGTTGACCACATCAATGGCAACTCGCTCGACAACCGTCGATCCAACCTCCGAGCGGCGACGCGGAGCCAGAACATCGCCAACCACGCTGGGCCGTCTCAATCAGCATCGGGGTTTTGGGGAGTCTATCGGAGCCAGCGGCATCCGGCGGGCTGGAAGGCAAATATCAGAATCAACAACAAGAAACTTCATCTTGGGTACTTCGCTGATCTGGAAGAGGCCGCGAGGGTCAGAGACCGGGCGGCGCTGGAAGCCTGGGGCGAGTTCGCAACACTGAACTTCCCTGACGAGGTGGCGTCATGAACGACCGACCACAGCGCATCAAGTCCGTCCGCCGACCCGTCGACACCGCGCACCTGCCACCAATTTTCCGAATGGTCGGGGCGTACCGCAACGTGGTGCCGGTGACAGGACGGGACCTGGAGATCATGGCCAGCCGGGGCGTCCGGCTGATGACGACTCTCCCCCCGGTGGAACTGACCGACGACCTCGGCGGCGGTGCGGCATGACGCGAGTGTGGAAGATCGAACGCGGCCCCGACGAGATGCACGCCCTCCTGATGATGGGCTATCGGCAGGTGCACCGGGATCTCAACCGGCGACGGATCGGACGGACGATGTGGTTGAAGCTGGCGAGGCGGATGGCATGACCGAATCACGAGAGAAGTTGTATCAGGGCGAGAGTTCGCCAGCCGTCGTGGCCATGCCACGCAACCTGCCGTCACTGCTGCCCAGCGACGGCGAGCTCAGGACGATGCTCGCGGTCGCCGAGCAGTTCGTCCTGTCGAACCTGATGCCCGACTCGGTGAAGACGGCGGCGGCGGCGCTGGTCATCATCCAGAAGGGCCGTGAGCTCGGCATCCCGCCGATGCAGGCGATCGGCGGCATCCATGTCATCAAGGGCAAGCCGACCTGCTCGTCCGACCTCATGATGGCGCTGATCTACCGCGACCACGGCGACAACGCCCTGCGCTGGACGGAGACGACCAACGAGTCGGTCACGCTGGCGTACAAGCGCAAGAGCTGGCCCGAGCCGTCACTCTTCACCTGGACGAAGGCTGACACCGAGCGCGCCCAGATCCGGAACGAGAACAACGCCAAGTATCCCGGGGCCATGCTCCGGGCCCGGTGCATCAGCGCCGTCGCCCGGATGGCCTTCAACGACTCCATCGGCGGGATGCACACACCCTCCGAGATCGACCCGTCCTACGACGACGACGGGGTGCGCCGCTTCCAGGCCGACGGCAACACCGAAGCCCGGGCGATCGAGACGACCGCGACGATCACCGAGGCCGAACCGGCCATGACCACCGACGACGATCACCAGCGCGCGCTCCGACGACTGCACGCCGTGGCTGCCGAAGAGGGAGTCGATCGCGACGACGTCAAGCAATTCATCGCCGACCTCAAGCGCATCCCGGTGGGAGATGTCCCGTCACGGCGCGACTGGTCGCTGCCGTTCATCAGCTGGGCCACCACGAAGCTCCAGCTACGTGGTGCTGAGTGGGTCGCCGACCGGCAGCGCGACGACCAGACGGTTGACGCCGACGTCGTCGTCGAGTACGGGCTCGAGGGCACGGTCCGCCGTCCGCTGACGACCGGCGAGTTCGTTGATGAGACCGGCCAGATCGTCCCGGCCGAGGACGCCGCCGCCGACGAGCGATTCCCGTCGACACCAGCGTCCCTGCTCTCCGACGAGGACATGCAGCCAGGGCGCCGCAACCCCGACGAGTGGACGAGGTAGATGAGTCCATCGCCTCACCCCCGGAGGCTGGCATCGCGTCAGCTCCGGGCACTGCTCTGGATCAGGGCTGATGGCAAGTGCGAGATCTGCGGCGATGCACTGCCGCACAACTGGCACGCCGACCACCGCATTGCCTGGAGCACCCGTCCCGAGACCTATGTGGCCGACATGCTGGCCCTCTGCCCTCCGTGCAACCTGCGAAAGGGAGCCATGAATCTCCGCAAGCATCAAAGCGAAGTACTTGATATCTGCCGCGATATGGCGGTCAGCCGATCCGGCAGGCAACTGCTGGTGTCGGTGACACCAGGCGGCGGGAAGAGCCTCCTCCCGGTAATTGCCGCAAGCACCCTGATCCCGAGCGTGGTTGACGCCATCTGCTGGGTCGCCCCTCGGGCCACTCTCTGCTACCAGGCGGAACAGACTTTCAAGGATCGCAAATACCGGCGATTGCTAAACCACCAACATGAGATCCGGTGGATGAAGGAACAGACCGCTGACCCGTCCCGGGGTCTAAGCGGCTTCGCAACCACGTTCAACATGATCGGTCACGACACCTATGGCCTCCTGGCGCAGGAATTTCGCCGGCGACGGTACGTTCTGGTCTTGGACGAGGCACACCATGTTGCGGTTGGTAGCAAATGGCACACAGCCTTACAGCCGCTTGTGGACCGGGCCGCCGTCGTGATCCTCATGAGCGGGACGTTTGAGCGCTCGGTTCGGGGAGAGCGCGTCGCTTTCGTCCCATACCGGGAGGTCGTGAAGGCCAATGCCCGCGGCTGGGAGATTGACCTCGACGGCACCGGCGACAACTGGGAACGCGTGGCGTACTCGCGTCGCGATGCTCTCCGTGAGCAGGCGATCAAGCCCCTGGTGTTCGAGCACGCTGACGGGCGAGTGCAGTATCTCGACGGGGACGGTCATCGCGTGGCGGTGGACTCCCTTGCGAATTCCGGCTTCGACGAGCGTCCCGCACTTCGGGTGGCACTGACGACCGAGTTCGGCATTGAGCTGATGCGAAAGGGCATCAACCACTGGCACCAGTACCGCACGGGAACCAACCCGCGAGCGAAGTTGTTAGTCGTCGCCGGCGACAAGAAGCAGGCGCGGGCGCTGCTGGCAACTCTCAAGGCCGACGGGATTGAGCGAGCCGGCATTGCTATTAGCAGCGATGGTACGGGCAACGACCGTCCGACCACCGAGAACGAAGAAGCTCAGTCCCATCAGAACATTCAGCGATTCAAGATGGCCGAGGGAGAGAACCGACTCGATGTCCTCGTCACGGTGGCGATGGCGTACGAGGGGCTTGATGTTCCAGCCGTAACACACATTGTCTGCCTGACCTATTACCGCAGCAAGCCGTGGATCGAGCAGATGCTGGCGAGAGCGGTTCGGGTCGATGCAGAGGCCGGCCCCTATGGCGTACAGAGCGGCTTCGTGTTCGCTCCTGACGACGAGAAGCTGAGCGAGGTCATCCAAGACATCCTCAACGATCAAGCCGCGTTCGTTCCGGAAGTGACGAGTTGGGAGGCAGACGATCCCCGCCGCAACCAGACATCCGGCGATCGGGACACGCCGTGGCCGATCATCCCGGAGTTCTCAACCGTCACCACCACCCGGCTGAGCGATACCGACGGCAACCAGATGGATGCCGCCCAAACGAAGTGGATGCGAGAGCAACTGGAGGCCCATAACCTCGGGGGCATCAATCCGCTACAGGCTCGAATGATTGTGGAACTGTTTGGTACGTCGTCTGGCGTCCGGCCGCCGGATGATGTTGAGGCGATCGTGATTGAGGCTCCCGGGATGACGGAGAGCGATCTTGAAGACCGATATCGTACCTATATCCATGAGGCTGCTGGGAAGCTGGATGCGCGCAGAGGCGTTCCGTGGGGCACCACCAACGGAGAAATCCTGAAACGCTTTCAGAAGCCACGTGGAGAGATGGGTTCGGACGAACTCCGCCAGGTCTGGGTCGTCATCCAGCAGTGGGGCCGGGAGCATGGACGCGCCATTAGAGAGCGGGTCGCATGAGCATCCTGACCACCCGCCAGTCCGGTGGGGCGCGGGAACTCATCGGGGATATCAACGATGACCCCGGGTCCAAGTACTGGTCAATCGCCGTCCGGGAGCAGATCCGGGCGTACCTCCAGGACGCCAAGCAGAGCGTCAACCACCTGGAGTCGTCCATCGGCGCCATGATCCGGTTCGAGGGATGGCGCGTGCTGACAGACGCCATCGACACCCCGTTCACGTCGTTCGAGGCGTTCTGCCGGCACCGCTACCCCTGGGGCCTCGGTTATGACCCAACCGCCCTGGACGCCCTGATTGCGGAGCGAACCCGTAAACAGTCGCCGGCAGAGATGGCAGAGACACCCAAAGCGATTCGACCCGAAGGCCGCCCCGGGGATACGTCTAACTGTGTTGATAACACAGTTAGCGCACAGGGGCCCGACGCTGAATACCTGACCGCCCGGATCGCCCGCGACGCCCCTGATGTCCTCGACCGTATGAAGGCGGGCGAGTTCGCCAGCGTTCGTGCCGCCGCGTCTGCTGCTGGCCTCGTCAAGCCCCGCATCTCCATTTCTCTCACTGATCCGTGTGCCGCCGCCCGGTCGATCAGCCGCCGAAGTGACCGTGACTTCATCAGCGAGCTGATCGCCGAGCTGCATCACGTCGCCGACGGCATGGAGAACTAGAAGCTATGGCCTGGATCGAAAGTCATCAGGAACTCGGCGCCCATCCGAAGACCCGGAAGCTGGCGCGTGTCCTTGGGATCAGTCGACCAGCCGTTGTCGGGCATCTTCAGTTCCTCTGGTGGTGGGCAATGGACTACGCACAGGACGGATCACTGTCTCGATTCGACGCCCTGGACATCGCCCTCGGGGCGGAGTGGGACGAGGACGCCGAGACCTTCGTTCAGGCGCTCACGTCGTGTGGGTTCCTGTCCGAGAAGGACGATCACCTCGTCATCCATGACTGGCACGATTACGCCGGCAAGCTCATCGAGCGTCGCGAGAAGGACGCCGCCCGGAAGCGGGGCGACCGCCGTCCGCCGGACAACACCCCGCAGGAGTCAGCCAAAACCGAACCGTCCAACGGAACTCCAACGGACGTCCATCGGACGGCGCACGTAACCGTACCTAACCGTACCCAACCTAACCCTACCGAACCTCCTACCGGAGTTACGACCGCGCCAAGCGCGCAAACGCCGCCGAGGCCGGTGAAGCAAGCCAGCGGCAAAAAGCCCGTCACGGTTTTGGCGAACGCCGAACGCCCCCCTGTTTCCGAAAATCCCCCCGCTGGTCCGCCGCCGTTGCTGGTTGACGCGCCACCGGCCCAGCCGTTTGACCTGCTCGAAGCCCTCTGTGACGAAGTTGGGGCTGATCTGTCGGTGCTGGCGAAACCGCAGAAAGACAAGCAGCTCAGCGTCGCCAAGCGGCTGGTCGAATCCGGCATGACGGCCCGGGATGTCCGGGCGATGACCCGCTGGCTGCTGGGACAGGACTGGGTGACGTCCGGCGTCGACCTGTTCCTGCTCGAAAAGCAGCTCGGCAAGTGGCAGATGCAGGGCAAACCAGCCACCACCACGGCTAAGCCGAGGGGACGCGCTGCGGCAACTGAGCAGGTCTTTGACGACGCCCTAAGTCGAACTCGTGGCCACCCGCCGCCTAAACCAGCCCGCTACGACAACGTTTTTGACGTGACCTGAGGACCGATATGGCCGACGAAGCCGCTGTCATTGCCGCCCTCAAGGAACTTTCCGAGGGCTACCCGGACCTGACGTTCACCAAGGCCAACCTGGACCGGTACGTTCTCTGGCTTAGTCCGTTCCCGACTAACGCCGTGTTGCTGGCAATCGCCTCGTGGACCGAGGAGGACAACGCGTTCTTCCCGAAGGGTCCGCAACTGGTCGCTCGAGCCAAGTCCGCAGCCGGGACACGTCGACCACCGGAGCGACCCAGGCATCTCCCTCAGCGGGGAACGATCGTCACGGGACTTCAGGCCGGAATCCATCAACCGCTACCACCATCCGAACGACCAAAGGAACTTCAGCCGACCGCTGGAACGCCCGATAGGAGCAACCGACCATGACCACACCCATCCCCCTCGGCCTAAGCGACGACCAGCTCGACAGCCTCCTCACCGAGCCGATGCTCGCCTATGACCCGAGCGCCGTCGACGCCCTGCTGGACGACATCGCCCGGTTGCAGGGGCCGGAACGGGACGCCGCGATCACCGGGGCCATCGCCGCCACGCCCGCCTGGACGTTGCCTTCGCATCTGTTGGCGAAGACGGAGGGGCATTCATGACGAGCGAGACGATTACCCGCGCCGTCACCGGCTTTCAGGACATCGCCGATCGACACGGCGTCACGACGACGATTACCGGCGGCGGCCGGTCAACCACGTTCGGGCCCCGCAATCCCGGTCGCGAAACGGGAAGCGGAGTCTCGGCGCCTCGCCCCATGACGCTGGTCGACGGCGGCTGGGACGAGGACGACGGCCCGCTCGATCACTACCCGGTGCCGGACCCGGAGGACGCCTTCGACGACGCCGAGAGCGGCGGGTTTCGCAACGAGTTCATCGAGGCCGACGGCCTGGAACAGATCGCCGACGCCCTGATCGCCGCCCACCCCGCCCTCCTCGGCCACCTGGCCCCGTTCCGGATCGCGTTCCGCTGGAAGCGCTCCGGCGGCGGCACGACCAAAGCCACGCTCGGTGAGTGCAAGCGGCTGTCGGGACTGGCCCGGCATGCGATCCAGGCGCACTTCCTCGTCTGGTTGGCGGCCGACCACCTGACCGGTCTCTCCCCGACCAACTGGCACGTCGAGGCGTTGGTGATGCATCAGCTGCTGCACGCCTCGCTCGACCCGAAGACGGCCAAACCGATGATCCGCGACCATGATTTCGCCGGGTTCCATGCCGAGCTTCGGGTCTACGGGCCGTGGCACGAGGACCTGTTGCGGGCCGGGGAGAGTTTCCTCCAGGTCCCGATGTGGGACGACGACCGGTGGTCGCCGCTGGGCAGGTTCGTGCCCCTGATGGGAGCGGTGGCATGACAGAGGGACTAACCGACAAACAACGATTCCGCGGCGAAGACGGCAAGCGGGGCTTCGGCATGCTCACGGAGCGTGGCCTCGATTGGTCGCTCGAAGCGTCTAGCAAGCCGCCACGGGCTGCGGCCTGGGTGCGGGGCCGGAAGGCCGAGCGCATCGAAGTCCGCCACCCCAACTGTTTCACTGCCGCTCTCCGGATGTTCGATGCCGTGCGTGAGAGCGACCTCGGCGTTACCCATGCTGGTCGAGTTGCTGGGCATCAGCTAGCCCTGGATGGTGTGGCATGACCTACGGCGACAAGTTCCGGGCAATGGACGACGACGAGCCGCCCATCGTCTGGGAGCACTCGGACGGCCAGCACACCGCTCGCTTGACGGTCTATCCCACGGGTCGCGTCACGCTCGCGATCGAGAACGATCACGGCCCGCTCGCCCAGCAGATCGTCGTACTCGACCGGACGGCGGTCGTCGCGCTGTTCCGGTCGGCGGGCGAGGGCCTGATGCACCTCGCCCAGACGATGCGGGAAGGGCGGACGGCATGATCATGCCCTACTACCATGACTCGACATCGGGGATCACCATCTATTGCGGGGATGCGCGGACCATTCTTCCCCAGTTGGCCTCGGCCAGCGTCGATGTGGTCATCACCGACCCGGTCTGGCCCAACAGCATCCCCGAGCTGATCGGCCATGCCGACCCATACGATCTGTTCGTCTCGACGGCCACGTTGTTCCCGCGACTCACGTCACGGGTCGTCGTCCAGTTGGGCTGCGACTCGGACCCGCGGTTCCTCTCAGCCGTTCCGACCGATCTGCCGTTCCTGCGTGCCTGCTGGCTGGAATACGCCCGGCCGAGCTACAAGGGTCGGCTCCTGATGGGGAACGATGTCGCCTACGTCTTCGGGCGATGGCCCAAGAGCGAACCGGGCTCCCACCTCATGCCGGGTCGCATGGTTCAGACGGTGGCCCACGACGGCCGGAACGATCACCCGACGCCGCGACGACTCCAGCACGTCAAGTGGCTGGTGAGATGGTTTGCCCGTGGTCTGATCCTCGATCCGTTCGTGGGTAGCGGCACGACGCTCGTTGCCGCGAAGCATCTCGGCCGACCAGCAATCGGTATCGAGATCGAAGAGAAGTACTGTGAAACGGCCGTCCGCCGGTTGCAGCAGGCTGTCCTGCCGGGACTCATGACGGGGGCAGCAGAATGATGATCACCGCGACCAGACCGACCCTGACCACCACCGAGTGGAGCCTGCTGTACCTGGTCGCCGCCGGGGTGCCGCCGGGCCTGATCGCCGACCTGCTGGGGTGCGAACGGGCCGACCTCGTGGCAACGATGGGCGTGATTCTCGCCAAGCTGCGGCCGGGGGTGACGCGATGACGAGCCGAGTCGTTCACATCAACGACCACGTCGAAGGGGCGGTCTACATCGGCCGGGCGATGCCTCGACAGGGGCTCAAGGCAAGTCCATTCGCAAACCCCTACCGGATCGGCGGGGCGGTAAGTCGGGACTACGCTATGACGCTCTACGAGCAACACCTGACCACAACTCCGCATCTTTGGGCACTCATCCCGGAACTGCGGGGCAAGCCCCTGGCCTGCTGGTGCCGGCACGACGGCGAAGCACCATCGGCCGACACCCGATGCCACGGCGATGTCTTGGTCGGACTGCTGGCCGCGTTCAGCGACGAGCAGTTTCGGGAAAGGGCGATGCCGTGACCGAGGCCATCACCGTCGCCGCCTACCTCGATACCACCGACGAGGAATTGCTTCAGCGGACGCTGATCGAGGCCGCCGACGCGCTGGGCTACCTGACGCACTGGACGCCCGACAGCCGCCGGACGCATGCCGGCCATCCCGACGTGACGATTTGCGGGTACGGCCTGTATCTCAAGATCGAGCTGAAGACGGCGAAAGGCCGGATCCGACCCATGCAGATCGTCTGGCTCCGGGAACTGCGACAGGCCGGGATTGACGCCCGGCTGGTCCGCCCCGCCGACCTCGACGGACTGCTGGACCTGCTGCGTCGGGTGGCCCACGGGGGCCGGACCCGATGACTGACCCCGACCCGACCAGCCGCCCCCAGCCCGAGAGGAGCCCGACCATGAGTGAGACGACGAACGGCACCCCGGACGACACGACCAACGGTGATGACGACCTGATACAGATGATTGAGTCCATTGCCCATGAACTGGGCGCTGAAGTGCTGTCCGATGAGCAGCTTGCCGGGCTGATCGAATCGGGAGAACGGCAAGCGATGGAGCGTGACGACCAGGCTCGATCCGAGGGGCGCCGGTTCATGGATGAGGAAACCGACACCGAGTTAATCGATACCTGGTGGGCCGATGCCAAGGGGTGCCGATCCGTCGAAGATGCGGCGGCGCTGGCGCATCGTCTGATCAGTGATTACCGACACGACTACGGGACGATCTGCCATGCCATTGGTGCCGCGTCCTACGCGATGGCCGAGGCGATGAACGCATCGCCGTCCGGGCATATCACGAACTTTCAGGCTGGGGCCGTGCAGTGGATGTGGCTGCGGCACTGGAATCAGTGGGAGTCCGAACCACGTCGCCTTGTCGAGTACAACGACGTGCTCTACCCGCAATATGACGAGCGGTTCTCTGCCATCTCTGGTGAGACGGCGGACTGGCTGAGGGAGCGAGCTGCGGCCAATCTTGTCGGCTCACCTCACGCTCACCCTAACGTGGCAGCTCGCTGGCGCGAGATCGCCGCCGGGCGGTTCCCAGCGTTTCTCCACATTGAAGGCGCCGCCACCGACCGCCCGACGACCCGACCCGCCGCCCCCAGCCTGAGAGGACCCCGACCAATGAGCGAGACGACGAATACCAACGGTTCATCCGACCAGCATGACTTTGATCGCTTCATGGCGGAACCCATGACGGCGGACGAATATCGACTGATTCATCGGACCATCTACGGATGCAATGACGACCACCCGATCCAGATCGACGGCGCTTTCTCGTTCGCCGCCACCGACCGCCCGACGACCGACTCGACGGAGGGGGAGGGATGACCCGGTTGAAGCCGAACGAAACGCGCGCCCAATTCAAGGTTCTGGTCGAAATGGATGTCACATGCCCTGCTTGTCACGGGTACGGGGGAAACATCCTGATTCGGCTGGATGACGGGTCAGAACTTCGCGAACCATGTATCCGCTGTAACTACGATCGCACCGTCAAGCAGAAGCGATGGGTTCACCCGGAGACCGCGGAGCGGATCGAACAGGACCGGCAGGAGCATCAGCGATTCCTTGCACGCCGGAAGGTCGCTGACGACGCCTGGCACAACCGGACGACGGGAGCGAATCCATGACCCGCGCCATTCGCCGCCGATGGTGGCACGGGCTGGCCTGGGTGTTGGTCCACGTTAGCTCCGCTTCCTCGCAGATCACCCGCAAACTGTTCTGGCTTCAGACCCGAGCGTTCGCCCGATTCATCCGCGCCGGAGGGTGACCCCATGACCATCCACAGCACCTATCAGCGGGATCGCCCCGACGAATACCGGGAGTTCCAGCGCCTGCTCGCGGCACTCGCGGCGACGCCAATCCATCACACCCAGCGCCGGTACGATCTCATCGCCGACATCAAACGACTTGGAGGGTACGCCCGATGACCCACGACCACACCGACATCCCGGCCCCACTCGTCGCCGCGATCCTCGAGGCGGCCGTCGAGGCTGCGGCTGAAGCCACCTATGACCAGACCACCGACAACCGCGTCGCCTCATGGGATGGCATCGACCCTCGCGCTCAGCGAGCGTACCGGAACATCGCCCGATCAGCCCTCAGCGCCGCCCTGCCCCATCTCGCCGGCCAACCACTCGGGGTGATTCACGGGGCGTTCGCAGCCACACCGCCGCCCGCCGCGCCGGAGCTGGATCAGTTCAGTGCGTGGTTCGATCAGCGAGCCAACGACGAGTACGGGAAGGTCGTCGTCTATGACTTTGGCCGTGATGAAGACGATGACCGGGTGCGGTCGATGGCCGAGGCGGTCGCCCAGTTCCGGGCCAGCCAAGGCCGTCGAAATGACGGGCAATGATGAGTGGCCACGTTCTTTGGACCGAATCGCTGACCGAGGTCCGGCGTGCGACGGACGGAGACGAGCGTTATTGTTTTCGCTGTCGAGTACGTCGATCATTCGAGCACGTCGTTCTGGTTCCACCGCTGGACTCGTGGTACGGCCCTACGCACAAGATCGTGTGCTCGGCCTGCCAAACCGAGGACGCCGACTGCTTCCCCGGCCGGGAACGCGAATGGTCGGATGGGGTGAGCGAATGAGCAGGTTCGACAGGGAGACAGGCGATGACGACCACGATCAGCGACCGGTTCTATCGGCTCGTGTGGGAGTACGGGCGCGCCGCGTTGCAGTACAAGAGCGGCGACCCCGCGCTGGACGACTCGTCACACGCCCGACCGTTCCACGAGACGAAGGAGGCTCTTGTGGTGGCGGTGGCGAAGATCGAGACCGAACGTGATGCGGCGGTGGCCCGGCTGGACGAGGCGGAGGCGCGGATCAACCGGATGCAGGTTGCGCTGTCAGATATCGAGCAGTACGTCCGGCTCGGCGACGATGAGGGCATCTGGGGCGCTACTTCACGCGCACTGGGATGGCTCCAACCCGGCGACCTCGATCACATCGACCCCACGGCGGCGACGGACGGCGGTGCGACGTGACCACCGCCGAGACGACGAGCGGCGACTTCACGGCGCCGCTGCCGACCTGGCGCCAGTACGCCGACGAGGTCCGTCGCGAGGGCGTCGTCCTGCTCGCCGACGCCGTGACCGCCGCGCTCGATGGCCTGCCGTCGGGACGAGGCGTCGAGCGACCGATCGTGTTGACCATCACCCGGCACGACGACGCGGGGAGCTGGTACACCGTGACCGCCCGGTACCCGCGGGGCCGTCGTGCGACAGGGGCGGGCGCGATGTGACCATCTGCTAGACTGATTCCGACGAGTCGCTGGCTGCGGATCGCCGGGCCGGCTGCCTGGCTGGCTTTGCCGTGGGACGTACCATCCGTACCCTGAAAAACCGGACGCTCATGCTCAACGCCCTCGCCGATGGTGAGAGCGTCATTACTGCGTGCGAGATGGCGGGTATCGGCAAGCGGTCCTACTACGATTGGCGCTGCGACGACGCCGAGTTCAACGCCGACGCCGACGCCGCCATGGAGCAGGGCGCCGACCGCCTCGAAGCCGAGGCGATGCGCCGGGCACTGGACGGTAGCGACGTCCTGCTGATGTTCCTCATCAAGGGCAAGCGACCGCACATCTACCGTGACAACGTCAAGCATGAGCACTCCGGGTCGGTCACGTTCTCGGATCTCCACGCGCTCGCCGGTCAGGCGGCGCCGGAGTGACGGTTGCCGGACGGCTTCGCCCAACCGAGGCACGCGACATCCTCGGCTCAGCCCAGGATCCGGTCTGGTTCTGCGAGCACGTCCTCGGGCACGATCCCTGGCTGATGCCGCGTCAGATCATGCGCGCTGTCAATCAGCCTCGGGCTCGGGTCGCCGTGAAGTCCTGCCACTCCTCAGGGAAAACCTTTTCGGCGTCCGAGATGGTCCTGTGGTGGGTATTCGTCATGCGCGGGATCGCGATCACCACGGCCCCCACCTGGAACCAGGTCGAGAAGCTGCTCTGGCGCGAGATCCACATCGCGCATGCCGGCTCGCGCTTTCCGCTTGGCGGCGAACTGATTCAGACCGAACTCAAGCTCGGGCCCAACACGTTCGCGATCGGCCTCTCGACCAACGAGGGCGTCCGCTTCCAGGGCTGGCACGCGAGCCCCGGCCACCCGATCCTGATCATCCTCGACGAGGCGCCGGGCGTGGCGCCGGACATCCACGAGGCCATCGAGGGTATTCGTGCCGGTGGTGACGTGCGCCTGCTGGAGCTTGGCAACCCCGTCATCGCTTCTGGTCCGTTCTACGACGCCTTCACCACGCAGCGGGCGTCCTGGACGACGTTCACGATCGACGCCCTGGCGACGCCCAACTTCACCGACGACCTGTCCCGCCCGATGACGATCGAGGAGCTCCGGACGCTGTCGGCCGACGAGCTGGCCCACGCCCCCCGGCCCTACCTCGTCACACGGCAATGGGTCCGGGAGAAGCTGGACGAATGGGGGGAGGGATCGCCGCTCTGGGCCAGCCGGGTCCGGGGTCAGTTTCCGCAGCAGGGCGAGGACGCGCTGCTCTCGCTCGCCTGGCTGGAGCGGGCGTCCTCACCGACCGACCCGATCCTGGCACTGGCTGAGCCGATCGTCGCCGGCGTCGACGTTGCCGGTCCGGGCGAGGACGAGACCGTCCTGACCCTGCGCACTGCTGGTCGCACCCCGCACCAGATCGTCTCGGTCCAGTCATGGGCCAGCGCCGACCCACGTGGCGCCGTCATCGCCGCGCTCGCGCCCTACCGCCATCGGCTCGTGACCGTCAATGTCGACGCGATCGGCGTGGGCTACAACTTCGCGCTCCACCTCGAGGACCAGGGCTTCCCGGTTACGCAGGTCAACGTCGGTGAGCGGCCGACGTCGGACTACACCGAACGGTTCGCCAACCTCAAGGCGCAGCTGTACTGGTCGCTTCGGGAAGCGCTTGCCGCCGGCGACATCGTGGGCCTGACCGACGACGTCGCGGTGAGTCAGCTAGCGTCGATCCTCTATCGACAGGACAGCCGGGGCCGGGTCGCGATCGAGAGCAAGGAGGCGGCGCGGAAGCGCGGCGTCAAGAGCCCGGACCGGGCGGAGTCGGTGATGCTGGCGTTCGCGCCGCCGCGTAAACGACGAGGAGTGGGGTCCGCATGAATGAGCCGACCAGGGAGGCTGTACCGATGACCCGCAACGAACATGATCGCGACCGGGACCACGACTCTGGCCGGTTCGTCAGCGACGCCTTCGCCGACGCCAATCCGGACACCACGACGTCCGAGCTGGTGGCATCGCACGCCGTGACGGCCGACATGGTCGAGGAGGCGACACGAATCATCGACCAACTTGCGTCGAGCGGCCCGGCAAGCTGGTGGGCTGATCCGGCGAACGTGGCCCTGATGCTCCGGGTGGCGCTCGCGGCGAGAGGAGGCGGGAGGTGAACTGGTATGTGACGGTGATTGTGTTCCAGTTGGTCTGTCTTGTCGGCATAGTCGCGGCCCTGCCCCTTATATGGGCGATCGAGACGGGACGCCTTGACGCTCATCTGGACGACATCCGTGGCGGCCGGATCGTCGGCACCTGTGTGGGTCTGCTGGTTATTGCAACAGCCTGCGGGCTTGTCGTAGGGATGGTGGCGTCATGACCCTTCCTGCCGATCCCCTAAAATGGGCCGTCACCGCCTTCCGTGACGGCCGGAACCTCAACTACGAGACCTACGCGAAGTACCTTGCCGGCAAGCAATCACTGGAGTTCGCGACGGATCGGTTCCGCCTGGCCTTCGGCGACCTCGTCGAGGCCCTGACCTACAACCGGTGCGAAGCGGTGGTCGACGCCCACGCAGACCGCCTGCAGGTCGCTGGCTTCGCCGCCGACGACGGCGTCCTCGCTCAGGCGGCCCAGGCCCTCTGGGACGCCAACCGGATGGACGTCCGGGAGGGGCATGTCGCGACCGACGCCTTTGCCCTCGGCGACAGCTATGTTGCCGTTGCGATGCACCCTGAACCGGGGCGAGGCGTCCAGTTCTGGACCCTGGACCCGCGTAACGTCCGGGTCCATTACAGCCTGGAAGCGCCGGGAGAGATCGACCTGGCCGCTCAGACGTGGCAGACCGAGGACGGACACTCCCGGTTGACCCTCTACTTCGCCGACCACATCGAGAAGTACGTCAGCCGGACCAGGACGCCGTCGGGCTTGCCTGTCAGCGCCGTCGCGTTCGAGCGCTACCAGCCTGCGGACGAGCCGTGGCCGGTCGTGTTCCCTCCCGGCAGACCGGTCCCGGTGTTCGCATTCGCCAACAACGGGCGGACCGATTCCTACGGCGCAAGCGAACTGCGCAACGTCATCCCGATGCAGGACGGCGTCAACAAGACGCTCGCTGACATGGTGGTCGCGATGGAGTTCGCGGCTTTCCCGCAGCGCGTTCTGCTTGGTGTGGACCCACCGACCCCCGAGGAGCAGGCGATCTTCGACCGGTTCATGACGGGCGTCGACCGCATCCTGACCCTGAGCGATGCCAACTCCAAGATCGGGGAGTTCAGCGCCGTCAACATCGCCCAGTACCTCGCCATCGTCGAGTTCTGGGACAAGGCCATCTCCCGAGTCACCAAGGTACCGACGCACTACCTCGGCATGACGGGGGACTTCCCATCCGGCCGCGCCCTGCGGATCGCGGAGGGGCCGTTCATCGCCAAGCTCGAGGATCGCCAGCGGGCGTTCGGCGCGGTCTGGTCCGACATCATGACCTACGCCCTGATCCTGGACGGCAAGAGCATCGAGCCGGGCGACCTGCGGGTGAACTGGAAGAGCGCGGCACCACTGAGCTCGGAGGATCAACTGGACCTGGCGTTGGGCAAGAAGACGCTTGGGATGCCGTTCCCCCAGATCCTGCGCGAGCTGGGGTACGAGCCGACGCAGTTGGCAACGATCCTCGAAGACGGGCAGACGGACATCGAGGCGGAGCTTGCGGCGGTCCGGGAGGCGAAAGCGAAGGGCCTCCAGCTGATCGAGACGCTGCGGTCGCCATGGGCGCTGCGTGAGGCCGGGGTGCCGGACGACGCGGTGAAGGACATCGAGGAGCTCAACGGCATGGACGCGATGGACGGCCTCGGCGACGTTGGGGGAGGGCCATAGCATCGCTTCGCTGAGCCCGTCCCGGACGATCAACCGCTAGCCACCGAACAGGAGTAAACCCATGGCTTTCACCTCGACCGCGGCCGGGAACCTCGGCGCCCACCTCGCCAACGCCCGGGTCAACTGGCTGACCGGCCCCATCAAGATCATGCTCTGCGCCTCGACGTTCGTCCCCAACAAGGACACGACGATCTACAAGAGCGACGTGACAGGCGAGCTTGCTACCGGAGCGGGCTACACGCTCCGGGGACTGGCGCTGACTGCCAAGACCGCCGCCTATGACGCCGCGACCGACACGACGCCCCTGTCCGCCGCCAATGCCGTCTGGACGACCGCAGCGGGGCAGACGCTTACGTATCGTGTGTACGTGATCTACAGCGACACCGGCACCGACACGACCTCGCCGGTGATCGGCTGGGGCGTGGAGAGCGCCGACCAGACGGCGTCCAATGGTGGTACCGCGACCATCACGTTCGACGCGACCGGCATCGTCCGGCTGGCCACCTAATCCGTGCCCGGTCCGTACACACGGCACACCACCGGACAGGTGATCGACGCGATCGACATCAACGAGCTGCAGGATGGGCTAGAAGGCGCGGCCCCAAGCATCGTGACGACCGCTGCCTTCGATGACTTCGTGAGCAATACCGGGAACGGTGCGCTCGGCTGGAACAACACCTTCGGCGTGTCATCCAACTCCGTCGTCCATTACACCGGGCATCCGGGCGTCCTCACGCGGTCCAGCGGTGCGACGGCGAGCAACTATGCCGCGCACATGCTCCCCAACGGCTTCGATCCGGTCGAGTTCTTCGACGTGACATTCATCTTCGCAATGGGAACCGCGTCGGCGGGCGCGGACGTCCTGTTTCGGGTCGGCATCGGATCACACAGCGCATTGACATCCAATCCGTCTACCGCCGGAGCGTGGCTGGAAAAATTGGCGGCGGATACCGCCTGGTGGCGCGTCACCCGGAACGCGAGTGTCCAGACTCGGGAGACAACAGGCATCAACGTCGTCGCCCTCGACTGGATCAAACTGCGCATACGCCGGATCTCGTCCACGAGTATCGGGTTCACGATGAACAACGCCTCCGAGGTGGCCATGACGACCAACCTACCTTCGGCCGGGCAACTGGTCCAGCCATTCTTCGCAATCCTCGGAACGACGACGACCGCACGGACGGTCCTCGTCGACCTGTTCACGATGACCATTACCGGCCTCGCACGATAGGAGCGGTTCCGTGGACATTCTCGTTTCCATTAGCGGCGCGCAATCAAGCGGCGGCGGCCGTCTTTCCGCCGGCCTCCTCATCGCTACCTCGACTGGATACCAGCTTCAGGCCGACATCATCGTGGACTTCGCTTCCTCGACGACGCAGATGAACGCCAACGTCCGGTCACAGGCTCTGGCGATCCTGAACGGCAGCGGGATCATCGCAACGACCAGCGACCGGATGCGTGTCGCAGGCGGCTTCGTCTAACCAGTGGCCATCTTCGGGACGAGCGTCTTCGGGACCGGCAAATACGGCACCGAGGCGACGGGCACCAACGCCTCGGCGTCCGCGCCTGCCGTGATCCTGACCGCGTCCGCCCCGATCCCGGTCTCGACCGCCATCCGGCTCGCAACGGCCACCTCGCCCGCGTCCACCCTGATCGCCTCGGCTCCTGCGCCGGTTGGCACGTCCGTCCAGCAGGCGTCCGCCGTCTCTGCGGTCTCAACCGTCACCGCATCTACACCCGCTCCCGTCAGTCTGATCGGTCAGGTTGCGTCGTCGTCGGCCAATGCGGCGACGGTCACGACCAGCGCACCCACGTCGGTTAGTTCCACCGTCCGGGTCGCATCCGCCGCCACCGGCGCAGCCACGGCGACCGCGTCGGCCCCGGCCCCCGTGAGTACGGCGGCTCAGGTCGCGTCATCCCCGGCTACTGCCTCAACCGTTACGGCATCCGCTCCGGCCTCAACCTCCTCAACGGTTCGGGTCGCACCGTCGGCGGCGACCGCCGCAACCCTGACCGCGACCGCGCCAGCACCCGTCAGCACCGCGGTCCAGCAGGCGTCCTCCCTGTCTGCGGCTGCGACCGTGACGACCACGGCCCCGGCTCCGGCGTCAACGGCGGTCCGGATGGCGTCCGGCACAGCCCCGGCCAGTACCGTCGCCGTCACCGCGCCAACCCCGGTCTCGTCGGTCGTTCTCGTCGCCAGTTCAGCGGCTCCGGCCTCGGCTGTCACGATCACGGCCCCCGCAGCGACCAGCACGACGATCCGTTCCGCGGCGGGGAACATCGTTCCATCGAACGTCACAATCACCGCCCCGCCCCCCACGGCGAGCTCAACGGCGGGGGCGGGATCGGTCAGCTCGACAGCCCCGGCAACCGCCGTAGCGATCACCGTCCCCGCGGCGAGTGCATCCTCGGTCCGGGTGGCGACGTCGGCGGTGCCGATCTCCACGCTGACGGCGACCGCTCCGGCTCCGACCAGTTCGATCGGGACCAACGCCGGGTCTGCGTCGTCCGCTGCACCGGCCGTCACGCTGGTGGCCGTGATCCCGGCTCCGGTGGCGACCTCCATTCGGCAGGCGACGACGACCGCTGGGGTATCGCTGGTCACGATCACGGTACCGGCACCGGAAGGCGCGGCGCTGTCCGTCTCGACCTCGGCCGCGGCGCTCGCACCGGCGGTGACGACGTGGCTGGTCATCCCGGCGCCGGTAGCGGTTTCGACATCGATCGCCAGCGCCTCGGCAGGCGTGGTGGTCCTGGTGATCGCGGCACCGCCTGCTACTTCGATCGCGACATCGCAGGCGGCCGTCGGGATCGGTGATGCCTTCCGGGCAATCGTCCCCGGCCCCGTCGCGTTCCGAACCGCCGTGCCGTCCCTCGGTGCGTTCCGGGTGCCGGTGGCCGTCCTCACGGCGACACGGGCGACCGTCGTGCCGGTGGGTGCGGTCCGTGATCCGGTCCCCGGCCCTGGCGCGACGAGACAGATCATCCCGGCCGGTGTGGCCGTGACCCGTGAGCGAAAGGACTAGGCACGATGGCACTCATCAAGGACATCATCATCCGGGGTGACGACGAGGAATGGACGATCGCCCTGACCGACTCGGCCGGTGCTCCGCTCCCGTTGCGGACCCTTCAGATCCAGATCGTCGTCAAGCCGCCCGGCACCGACCTCGCCAGTGACAGCGACGCCCTCTATCGCCATACCGCGACCTTTGCGGCGGACGGCACGCTGACCGGCGCGGTCGGTATCCGGCTCGGCGGGACGGTGGACAGCGGCATCGTCACCGAGTTCCTGACGCCCACGGACATTGTGGCGTTGGCGACGGCCTATGACGCAATGGCCGGCAAGGACCCACGCATTCTGGCGCTCTGGGACGTGCAGGTACGGGACGCCTTCGGTCGGCACAAGACGGTCCTGTCGGGCCAGCTCTCGATGGTGCGCGACATCGGGCGCGTCCGCGACATCGCGTAACCGGAGGAGGAGGCGAACGATGATGCACGTCTTGCGCGAACCGAATTCCTATCCCATCGTGCTGATCGTGCCCCATGACGGCGCGCCGCCGACCCGCGTGGACACCGGCCTGATGGCGACCTGGTTCAAGGGCGAACTGATCGTCATGGTGTCGCCCGACGAGCTGGACGGCCTGATCGAGACACTGACGGCGGCGGTGAGCACGGCAAGAACGGAGGATGACTGATGAGCCTGCTGGACTGGTTGTTCCCGCCTCGGACCAGCCTCGCAGACTTGCATCGTCACTGGGAGCGTGAAGACGAACTTGCCAATGAACGACTGCGCATCTGGTTGGAACATCAGCGGGAGACAGAGCGCCTGAATAACGAGCAATGGCAGACGGTGACTACGCGGATGCCGAAGGACGGAGACGCAACATGAGCGACTGTAGTAACCGTTACCGTGTTGGTCTGTATCACCATCGTCCTGTGCGTCGGGATGCTGGCAAGTCGGAAGGGGTAGCGAATGGATACGGACCGGGTCAGGCTCGACGCCGACGAATGGAACGAGGACATCGACCGATTGGTCAGCGACCACTATGGGGATCAAGGGCATGACCGCGACTGGCTTCGCGCGTTCGGCGAGGGTCTAATTCGGGCCGCAAACCGTCCGGACAGCACCGATGACGAGAACGATCACGCGGAACGGGTAGGCGATGCCATCCGACCGTGACCGCAGCATCACCCCGCGTCTCGACCGGATGCTGGCCGATCTGGGCCGGGAGGTCGAACATATCGTGCTCGACGTTGCCGGGTCACCCCTGACACCGATGACGAGCGCGCTGCGCGGCCGAGCGATGCCGAGGATCACGCGGGCGCTGTCGTCGGTCTACCCCGTCCGGCGCGGGGCGACGTCACCGCTGGAGACGCTGATCCTGGACGAGGCGACGGCGACGTGGGACCGGGTGCTCGTCGCCGAGGCGGACCGGTTGCGGGGCCAACTGTCCGATCGTCTCCTCGCGGCGATCGACGCCGGCGACGACGGCCTCGCCGAACTGCTGCGGATGAGCCGTCTGGCGCCGGACCGCCGCCTAGCGATCGCCCGGTCGCTGGACGATACGCGGACATGGGTCGATCCCAACGGCTACCGGCTCAGCGACCGGGTCTGGAACGCGCGACAGGGTGTCCGCCGGGCCATCGACCAGGAGCTGCGGCTCGGCATCGTGCGCGGCACCAGTCCGGTCGATGTCGCGGCCCGCCTGGAACGGTTCCTGACACCCGAGGGGGCGCGAGCGCGGAGCCGGGTCGTGCTGCGACCGGGCGACGAGCCGGGCACCGGCTCCTACAGCGCCCGCCGACTGGCCCGGACGGAGCTGACGGGGGCAAGAGCACAGGCGACGGTCGAGGCGGCGAGCCGGATCCCGACGACGCGGGGAATGAAATGGAACCTGTCGAATCGGCACCATCCGGGCGGGGACGAGTGCGACGAACTCGCCGGGGCAGATCGGTACGGATTGGGCTCAGGAGTCTACCCGTTGACGGCGCTTCCGAGGTTGCCACAACATCCGATGTGCCTTTGCTTCTGGACGACGAGCTTCCCAAGCCGGGAAGAGAGCGACCGGATCATTCGGGCGCGGTACGGGTTGGGTTGAGGAGAGCAAGCTGATGGAGCCACGACCGGGACCGCAAGCCGAAACACCGGGTGACGACGTTCGCTGGCTAGCTATGTTGATCCGGCAAGGGCTGTTGCTCATTGTCGCTGGAATTGAGCGCCGGTACGGGATTGGCCGGCAACAGGAGGTGAAGTGATGGCTATGAGCTTGTTGGATCAGTACCTAGAGCGGCCCGAAATCAAGCGGCTACTTCTTTCGCTACGAGCCGAGGACATCGATGCCATAAAGAATCATGGACTCCGGTCGCTAGACGGACGCATCTTAGCCGAAATGGAACGGTCTGGCGCCATCGGGTTGCCGGGCATCGTCCCGTTCCAAATCGACAACGTCGCGGATTATGCACGCCAAATCTCGCGCGAGTCCAAAAGCGATAAGGGCCGCTACGATCGTTTCGTTTCGACGGTGCCATGTTTCACCCCGCCATTCCCGTCGACTTGGTTTGAGTGGAATGATCCATCGGCGGGGCCCGATGAGGCGACAGTAAATGCCGTCCATGTTGTGGCGGAGGACTTATGGGAGTCCCTAGAGCCGGATGAAGCAACGGCCGTCGGGGAGCGGTATTACCTGAGCAAGCTACCGCCGGGTTGGTCCCACCTTGAAGGCATCTCGCTTGGGCCGGTGCGGTGGGTCCTGGACGTTTTCTCCCATTTCCGAGTGCGCGGTCGCGTCATTGACGCCTATGAGTGTCTGCTCGTTCTTGTAAGCCCGTCAGGTGAACTATCAACGGTCTACCAGAATGGCTCGCCTGCTGGAGCGGCGACACTGACCTATAGCAGCGACCCAGAACGTTGGAGAGTCCTCACTTTAGAGCAGCAGAATATCCGGGCCCGCACGCTCAAAGAACACTTCGCTACAGCCCTTATTGCAATCGGCTTCACTCATTGTAAAAACGTCAGCCAGGTCGAGTCGCCGCCGACCCCGCCGGACGTTGCGGCGAAGCGACGCAAAAAACTGGGACGCCCCGAGACCCGGTTTCGTCTCTTGATGATCGACCCGATGCGCGAAACCTTTGAGCGTAGCGAGGGGTCAGGCGAGCCAGGGCCGGGTCGGTCGTTCCATATCTGCCGCGGCTACTTCGCCGCCTACAGCGAGGATAAGCCGCTCTTCGGCAAACTGACAGGGAGGTTCTGGAGGCAAGCGCACACTCGCGGTCATATCGTCAACGGCGTCGTCGCCAAGCATTACCAGGTCAAGCATGGCGAACTATCGCAACTGACGGCGCCATGATATAGTTCCAATCAATCGCATAAAGGTCAGTCCCCATCATGGGGCCCGCCCGCTCTCGCTGGAACCGTCGCGCAAATCGCGCCTGTTCCTGACCGGAGCGGGCTTTTTGTGTTTTCCGACAGGGCGTGATGCCGGACGGAACTACTGGCGAGGCGTGATGCCAGCCAAAAGGATGAGGCGTGATGCCAGATCCCTTCTACGGACGGTTGTTCTTCAGCCCTTCTGACGGTGGCGGTGGCGCGGGCGGAGAATCCGCTGGCGGCGACGGTGCCGGGAACGAGACGAGCGGCGACGCCGACGCGTCCGCCGCAGGCGACCAGCCGGACGGCGCCACCGACCGTAAGGCAGACGAGGCCAGGGACGAGAAGCCGGGCCAGGGTGACATCGACCGGCTAACCAAGGCCCTTGATGCCGAACGGCGACAGACCGCTGCCGTTCAGAAGTTCGCGAAGGATCGGGGCATCACGGTCGCCAAGGCGATCGAGTTGTTCCAGCAGGCCGAGGACGCCAACAAGACGGAGCTCGAACGAGCGACGACCGAACGCGATCGAGAGCGGGAACGAGCCGACACCAATGCGCAGAAGCTTCGCACCGCCAATGCCCGGTCGGCCGTGACCGACGCCGCGACCAAGGCCAACGTCGTCAGCGTCAACGCCGTCTACGCGCTGGTTCGAGACGACCTGGAGTTCGACGACGACGGTGAGCCGACCAACGTCGACGTCGTCATCGCGGCCGCCAGGAAGGCCGAACCGGCCATGTTCCGGGCCGCGCCGGGACGGACTGACGCCAACCAGCGCGACGCGGAGGCCATCGAACTGGCCCCCGGTGTGAGCCGGATGGCCCACGCCTACGCCACCGAGAGCAAGACGGCCCGCCGGCGCTAGCGACCTCCGCGAACGCTGACGGCCATATCCCACAGGGAGACCCTTCACCATGGCCGTTACGCTTGCCCAGGCCGCGCTCCTGAGCCAGAACAACCTGCAGCGGGGCGTCATCGAGACGTTCATCATCGAGTCGGTCGTCCTCGACCGGATTCCGCTCCTCGAGATCGAGGGCAACGCCTACGCCTACAACATGGAGGCGACGCTGCCGGGCGTGGAGTTCCGCGCCGTCAACTCGGCCTACGCCGAGAGCACCGGCACGGTCAACCAGCGCACCGAGACGCTGGTGATCCTGGGTGGCGATGCCGATGTCGATACGTTCATCGCCCAGACGCGCGGCGACCTCAACGACCAGCGGGCCATCCATACCCGCATGAAGGTCAAGGCCGCGACCTACAAGTATCAGGACGCCTTCGTCAACGGTGACGTCGCCGTCGACGCCAACGGGTTCGACGGCCTCAAGAAGCGCCTGACGGGCAGCCAGGTCATCGCGGCCGCCGCAAACGGCCTGCCGGTGATCGGGGCAAGTGACAACGATCGCTACGCCTTCCTCGACCAGCTCGACGCCCTGATCTCGCTGGTCGGCGCGCCCGGGCCGGACGCCCTGTACATGAACCGGTCGATCCGGCAGAAGCTCTTCAGCTCCGCCCGGCGACTGACGATCTATGACCAGACCGTCGACACCTTCGGCCGCACCATCGCGCAGTACAACGGCATCCCCATCCTCGACATCGGGACCCGACCCGACGGGACGCTCATCATCCCGCAGACCGAGACCCAGGGCACCGCGGTCAACGCCAGCTCCATCTATGCCGTCAAGTTCGGCCAGAGCGAGGCCGACGGCGGCATGACGGGACTGACCAACGGCGGTATCCAGGTCAAGGACCTCGGCGAGATCGACGCCAAGCCGGTCTATCGGACCCGGCTGGAATTCTTCTGTGGGCTCGCTGCCTTCAGCGGCACCGCTGCGGCCCGACTCTCGGGTGTCCTGAATGCCTAGGACGGGTTCGTGATGACCTGTGCGACCTGCGGGTCCGCCTGGTTCGTCGAGGAGCGGGTGATCCAGCCCACGGCCATGCCGTCCCGGGACGCCCGCTTCCCGACCCACGCCCGCGACATCCACTTTCGCCTGCGATGCGCTGACTGCGGAGACGTGGTCGGCAAGGAGACCAGCAACGATGGCCGTGAACGACAAGACCCCGGTGAAGAGCAGCGACCAGACGGACGTCTCGGTCGCCAGCGTCGCCCAGAACGACAAGCTCAGCCATAGCGACGACGGCGTGACCACCCGGTCCGACCGCATGGATCTCGGCGTCCCGATGCTGCCCGGCGATCCCGCGGAGCCGGTCGGACCCGAGGACGCCCTCGGTGCCGGGCCGACGCGCGGCGACTACCGCGAGCGGCTCGGTGACAGTCACTATCACCCACACACCGTCGTGACCGTCGCGGACGCGAAGCCGGGCGAGCCGACCCAGGTCGCGGTCGCACAGCGCCCGCTTGCCGACGAGATCGGCGAGGTGCCCGGTCGTAAAGGCGGAGTCAACTCGGCTGCCTCGTTTTCCTGAGCGAAGGGTCAGCACATGAAGGGCCTCCGGATCGTCAATCGCGGCTCGAACCCAGAAGACGGGTTCAACGGGAAGTACCTCGACGCATACGACCTGGAAACCGGGGACAAGATCACCAACCTGGACTCGATCGAGATGCGAATCTCGCGAACCGGTCGTGTCGGGGTATGGATCACCGCCCATGAGCCCGATCTGGAAGGCGTCGTCATGGGCTACCAGGTCGTTTACGAGGGGCCGGTGTTCGTTGGGCGGGATGCCTGATCGTCGTGACGGAAGGGAGTGCCACGGATGGCAACGCGAGATGATCTGGTCGGGTACTTCGCGGTGATTCTGGACGACGTGCTGGCGACCGCCGGCGTGCCGGCGACGGACGCGCCCGAAGGGCTGGGCCTGCCGCTCGACGCCGCCGACCGGGCCATGGCGCTGGTCACGATCCCGGAGACCGACGAGGCGGCCACGGAGGCGGCCTACACGGCGCTGGCTCGCTATCACATCCTCCTGCGGGTCCGGGACAAGGTCGCGCCACGGTTCAAGGTCGCGGTCGGCGGCGACTCCTACGCGCTACCCGACTCACTGGCCGGGATCAACCAGCTTCTTGCCGACGCCTATCACGCCGCCCTGTTCCTGGCGGGACCGGTCGCCGTGGCCGGTGGGGCCGGCGTCGTCGCACGGGGGCGGAGGATCGGGGTGATCGCCCTCGGGGGATCCGCCGCGGTCCTCGGTGGCGCGGGGAGTATTCGATGAGCGCATCGGTGCCATTCCTTTCACCCGGCCTCGTATCCCGGATCCAGGGGCTCGCACGCCAGGGATTCGCCACCCAACTGGCACTGGCCGATCCGCCGGTCATGGTGCAGGTCTACCGGGGGACGCCGCCGGTCAAGGTCGGCCCCCCGGTCGAGGTCCAGGTCATCCCGGCCAACCGGCAGAGTCGCGATGGCGGTGGCCCGGGCGCGCTGGACGTCTCGCTGAGCGGCGGGGAGCTCCGGGCCTGGAGCCCGTGGGACGTCCAGCATGGCGATCTCGTCCGGATCGGGCGGGCGACGGCGGTGATCCGGGACACCCCGCCGGTTCGCAACGGGATCCAGTCGGCCAGCTATGAGCTCAGCGATGGAGGAGGAAGCTAATGGCGGGCGGCATCCGGATCCAGACCACCTCCAACACCATCAGGGCGGCATGCGACGACTACGGCAATCGCATCCACGGCGCGCTTGGCGCGCTCTGCATGGAGGAGGCGCAGCGCGGTCAGGACGACATGCGGACCGGTCGCCGCTGGACGGACCGGACCGGCCACGCCCGCGACAGCCTGACGGGCTCGTACGAGCGCGAGGGTGATACCCACGTCATTTCGCTTGCCACAGACAACACGGACTACGGCCTGATCCTGGAGCTGGCCCACGCCGGCCGGTTTCAAATAATCCGGCCGACTGCCGACCGGCTCGCGCCGATCGTGATTCAACGCGCGGCGTCCCTGATCGGAGGATCGGCTCGATGATCCTCTTCCAGCAGGCGGTGATCGCCACCCTCCAGGCCGACACCGAGCTGATGAGCCTCGTTTCGAGTATCTGGAACCGGGAGCTGCGGCGGGACGGGGCGGGGAACACGGCGGCGGCGTGGGGACCGCTCGACCCCGCCGACCCGCTCAGCCCGGAGGTGCTACGGCCCACGCTGGTCGTCATGGACGCCGGGGAGTTCGGCACGGCGTTCCGGTTCGGCGCCGACGCGAAGGTCATGGTGTTTGCCTACGTCCCGGCCAGCGACGCCGGCCGGACGCTGATCGCCCGGATCGAGTCCCGTATCCGGGCGGTCCTCGCCGGCGCCCACATCGGCGTCGCGGCGGGTGCTGGCGAAACTCGGTTCGGCGAGGTCCGGATCGAACCGCGCTCACCGCTGCTGGACGAGCCGGCCTACGGCGGGACGATGTTCACCAGCTGGCGGATGACCCTCAGAACGGCCGCGCTATCGGGTGTGGCCGAGTGGTAACCGGGGCGACGAGCCCCACAGGGAGAACCGACATGGCAGATCGCAAGAAGCTCACGGACAAGCAGGCCACCGACACCATCGCGGCGTATCAGCGCGGCGAGGCGCTCCCGGAGGGGACGATCATCGACTTCACCGAGCCGCCCTACGTCTTCCATTCCGGGAACGTCAAGACGGTTCCGGTGACGATCGAGACCACGATCGATGACGCGTCGCCACCGGTCGTCGCCGTCAAGGACCGGAAGTAGTCGTGCGCCGGGTCGCCTGGATCGGCAGCCGAATCAGCGATTACCTCGACCAGCCGGACCCGGCCGACCGCTGGGGCCGGACCCGGCGCACCCTGCTCTATGCCGACGCTTACTCGCGCACGGCCGCCCAGCGGGTGCGGCGGGAGGCGCTGTTCGCCCAGCACTTCCGGCCGATCTGGGGGGTGACGGTCCGCGAGTTCGGCCCGGACGACCTGCCGGGCCTGCGGAGCCGCTACCGGTGGGGAGTTCGGGGGACGGGAGCGGACGGTGACGCCTACGGGCCGGAGCCGTTCGTCACCGAGATGGACGAACAGGACGCGACCGCGCTGATGCTCTCCCGATTCGGGCACGAGTTCGCCTACGCCGACGCCGACCCGATGACGACGGGGCAGGAACCCCGCCAAGACCAGCCCGGAGACCCTGTGAACCAGGGCCGGGGACCGGCGGCGACCGGGCTGGTCCTGGCGCGGCTGTTGTCCCCGACCGCAGCGATGGCCCACTCGGGCCGAACGCTGACGCCGGCGGAGATGCAGCGCGTGACCCGTCCCCGGTAAGCGTCTCGAGCGGGACGACCCGGGCGGCCCGGGGGTCGCGAACACCACCACAGGCCCCCTGATTCGGGGGCGGGAGGACAGCGGACATGGCAGGACGGATTGGACTCGGGGCCAGGGACATGGCCATCGGCGTCAAGGACCCCACGGCGGGAACCTTCGGCGCAATGATCGACGCGCCGGGACTCGCGGGCTTCTCGATCGACTATGAGGGCGACGTCGAGGAGCTCTGGGGCGACGGCATCCTCCAGGCATCGGTCGCCAAGAGCGTCGGTGCGTCGGGCTCGTTCGAGCTCGTCGTCCAGGACCTTGCGGTCAAGGCGGCCCTCACCGGCGGCACGGTCGTCGTCGCGGGGACCGGCGCGACCGCCGTGACGACCCTCTGGGTTCCGTCGACGCCGAAAATGCCGCTGGCCCAACTCGTCGGCATGGCGCGCGGCGTCGGCACGGACGGCGGAACGCTGCTCGGCCGCGTCTACCAGGGGCGCGTCACCAGCGGTGGCGGCTTTGAGCTGACCGACGGCTACGCGACCAGTTCCTACGATTACACCGCCCTCGACATGGGCGGGGCCCTGTTCGCCATTGAGCAGCATGCGGCCAGCCTGACGGCAATCCCGTCCACCGCGGTGAGCACCCTGCCGGTCTAGCGATCGACTCACGGACTGACCTAATCGGGAGCGGCGGGGCCGACGCCGCTCCCGCCTCCTCTCCATCCGGCCCAGTGGCGCCTGATTCGGCGTCAAGGAGCACCCGAGCATGACCAGCGACGACACCCACGACCGCTTCGATCCCATGACCGGCCAGCCGATTGACCGTCCCACCGATGCCACCCATCGGGTCGCGCCGACGGACATCGCCGCTCCCGGCCAGGTCCACGCCGACTACGACCGGCAGCGCACCGCCCCGGAGCCCCGCGACATCATCCTCGACCTGCCGCAGGCCCGTGCCATGACGGCCGCTCAGCGTGCGGCCGCGAAACGCCGGGCCCGCGAAGCGAGCATCATCACGATCGATCTTCCGGACCTTGGCACCGTCAAGGCGATGCCCAAGAGCTTCGACCGGGTGCTGATGGACGCCAGTCTCACTGGACTCATCTCGACCGCGTCGCAGCGGTCATTCTATGAAGCATCCAAGGCCCTGGAAGGCATGGGTCCCGACGAGCAGATGCGCCTCGGTGAGGACGCCGATGAGGTCTTCGCCAAGCTCGGGATCGGCCAGAGCCAGGATTTTTACGGCGCCCTCTCCCAGACGTACCCGATCGCGTGCCTTGTCGATCCGCGCTGTGTCGCCACCGAGGCGGATATCACCGACCCGGAACATGAGATCTGTCTGAACGATCTCACCCACGAGGACCGGGCTGCAATCTTCAACGCCTGTGGAAAGGAGCGAATGGAGCGAGCGGTCGCCCTGGCCCCGTTTCCTGACCCGTCGACACCTGTATAAGCATCACCTGATGGGCGCGGCCTATGGGCAGCCACCATCGACCTGGGCGGACATCGGTGACCCTGATCTCGCCGATGAGTACGACGAAGCCGCCCATGATGTTGGCACCCAGATCGAGCGACTGCAGACGGCCACGAAGCTCGAACGGGCACCCAAGCCGGCGAAGAACGCGCCGCAGATGGTCCAGCGGCCGATGTACACGAATGAGCAGATCAACTGGGTGCTCGGCTTCGTCCTCGCGCACGAACCAGACGAGGACCAGATCGGCTCCGACGACCTCTATGACGCCCTGATGGCCGGGCTGGACGACCAGCCGCCACACGCTTGACCGACCTGACACCGTCAATTTCCCGGAGATTTGACACCGTCATCCGACCCGCTCCCCGGCCCAGGGACGCACGGACCGTGACCAAGACAACCGCCCGTGCTCCCCGGATCGGGAGCGACGATGAGTGACGGAGCTTTAGGGGGCGCCAAAGCCACCATCAGCCTCGACGCCAAGGGGGCGATCGCTGCACTAAAAGAGTTCGGCAGCGCCGCCGACCAGACGATGCGGTCGGTCGGGCAATCGGGCACCCAGGCGGCCGGTGGCTTTGCATCGTTCGAGAAGACACTCAGCAGCAGTAACGTCCAGGCGGCTGGCGGTGCCCTGGCCGGGATCGGTGCCGCCGTCGGGCTGATCGGCGGCTTCGCGATCAACAGCGCCATGCAGTTCGATCAGGGCATGGCCAATGTCCGGGCGGCGACCGGCGCGACGGGGGTCGAGTTCGACAGCCTCCGCAACCTCGCGCTCCAGATCGGCAAGGACACCAGCTTCAGCGCGAACGAGGCCACCCTCGCGATCGAGGAGCTGGCCAAGGCGGGCACGTCCACGACGGACATCCTCGGCGGTGCGGCCGAGGCCACGACGGCCCTCGCGGCTGCTGGCGGCGTGGACCTCCCGACCGCCGCGACGGTGATGTCGGCCGCACTCAACCAGTTCGGGCTCGCGGCCGGGGATGCGTCCGGGTACGTCGACGACATGGGGCAGAGCGTCAACAACGCCGCCCACGTCGCGGACGTGATCTCGGCCGCCGCGACGGCCTCCGCCACCGGCGTGACCGAGATGGGATCGTCGCTGTCGTACGTCGGGACCAGCGCGGCCGCTCTCGGCGTCCCCCTCGAGGACACGGCGACCGCGATCGCCCTCATGGCCAACCAGGGCATCGTCGGCTCGTCCGCGGGCACATCCCTCAACCAGGTCCTGCTCTCGCTCGCGAACCCGACGGCCAAGGCGGCGGGGGTGATGGGTGAGCTTGGCCTGTCCTTCACTGACCTGAACGGCAACATGCTGCCGCTGCCGGACATCATCGGCTCCGTGGCCACGGCCACCGAGGGGATGGGCACGGCCCAGCGTGCCGCCACGCTCGAAACGCTGTTCGGGGTCGAGGGCGGCCGGGCGATGAATGCCCTGTTGCCGTCCATGTCCGCCGAAGTGCAGGGCACGGCTGACTCCTGGGACGGCATGAACGCGTCCGTGACGCAGGTCGGCGCCGCCCAGGAGCAGGCTCAGGCCCGTCTCAACAGCACGTCCGGCCGGCTGGAGGCGATGAAGGGGTCGCTGGAGACCGTCGGAATCGTCATCGGCTCAAAGCTGCTCCCCGCCTTCGACGCCATCATCCTCGGCGCGACGAGCCTCCTTAACACCTTCCTGAACCTGCCCTCCGGCATCCAGACCGTCATCGCCGCCGTGGTTGGGGTGGCGGGTGCGTTCGCCGGGATCGCGGGCGCCGCCATCCTGATTGGTCCGCGGCTGATCCAGGTGGCCCAGGGGTTCCGCGTCATCTCCATCGCCATGCGGGCGATGGTCGTCGGCAACCCGATCCTGCTGGCGATCGCGGCGGCCATCGGTCTCGTGCTGCTTGCGGTCGCCGCCTACAAGACCAACTTCCTCGGTTTCGGCGACGCGGTCCGGGCAGTCGGGAGCAAGATCAAGGACCTGCTCGCCCCATTCGGCCGACTCATCAACCTGTTCCAGAACTTCCGCACCTTCGGCATGAATCCGGTGCAGGCGGCGCTCCAGGCGCTCAAGGTCGCTTTTCCCGCGCTCGGCGGAGTCATCACCTCGATCCAGAACAAGGTCTCCCAGGTCACGGACATGTTCCATAACCTGACCGCCTTCGGCATGGACCCCGTCAAGGCGGCGGTGACGGCGCTCTCCGCGGCGTTCCCGCGACTCGGAGAGACGTTCGCACTGGTCGGATCGTTCATCGGCAACCTGGTCAGCATGTTCCAGAACCTCTGGGATGGTATCCAGCGCCTCGTCAGCGGTGATTTCTCCGGGGCATTCGACGCGTTCAAGGCCGCTGGTCTTGACGCAATCCAGGTGATCTGGGACGGCATCCGAGTCCTGCCGACGTTGCTGCTCAACCTCCTGACCGGCATGAATTGGTCGGATATCGGCTCTAAGATCACGGACACTATCCGATCGGCCTTCGATGGGCTGCGATCCGGTGCAGGTGACCTGTGGTCCTGGCTCACCGACGGGATTCGGTCGGCGCTCCAGTCCATTTCCAGCGGCATCTTCGACTGGCTCAACAACACGAGTGCATCCATCACCAGTGGGCTGAGCGCCGCCTGGGACGCCATCACCTCGCTGACATGGGATGACTTCATCCCGGACGTCGCCTGGGATGTCTTCATCGGAGCCATCAATCTCGCCACCAAGGTCGGCGACTTCTTGTGGGACACATTTGTGACGGCAGTTGACCTTGCCGTCAAGGTCGGTGCGTTTGCCTGGAGCGCATTCGTCACCGCCGTCGATCTCGCCAAGCGCGTCGGCGCCTTCGCGTGGTCCACATTCGTAACTGCAGTGGACCTCGCCGCCAAGGTCGGCGCCTTCGCGTGGTCCACATTCGTAACTGCAGTGGACCTCGCCGCCAAG